AAGAGTCGGGGGAGAAGGACGAGGGCGGCAAGCCCGACGTCAACCTGAGCCTGAAGATCACCGACATGGCCGCCTCCCGCGCCGGCGGTGACGCGGCCAGCATGCTGTACGGGGGCTGACCGTGGCGTCCGTAGTCGATATCTGCAATATCGCCCTCTCGCACATCGGTGCGGAGGGCCAGGTCGCCAGCATCGACCCGCCCGACGGCAGCGTGGAGGCAGGCCTGTGCGCGCGCTTCTACCCCATCGCGCGGAAGGAGATGCTGGAGGACCAGGCCTGGAGCTTCGCGCGCCGGCGCGTGGTGCTCACCGCGGTGGACAACCCCAGCGGGGTGTGGGCCTACGCCTACGCCGCCCCCAGCGGCATCATCAACGCGCTGCGCGTGCTGCGCCTGAAGTACATCAACGACGCCAGCCTGCTGTGGCCGGCCGGCAGCTACCTGACCTACAACTTCGACTGGCAGGCGGTGGACGAGTTGTTCACCGAACGTGGCAGCGCCCTCTTCGAGATCGAGGACGGGGTCCTGCTGACCAACGAGCCCGAGGCCACGCTGCTCTACACCGTGGACGTCACCGACCCCACGAAGTTCAGCGCGAAGTTCACCAGCGCGTTGGGCATGTGCCTGGCCAGCTACCTGGCCGGGCCGATCATCAAGGGCGCCGACGGCATGACCATCGGCACGAAGTGGCGCCAGGCCGCCTACAACATGAGCGCCAGCGCGGCCGCGTCGAACGCCAACTCGGCGAACGAGGTGGCCACCCACGTGGCTGAGCACATCCGCGCGCGGTCATGAGCAGTCGCACCCTCCTGCGGTCCTTCGCCGGGGGCGAGATCACGCCCGAACTCTACGGGCGCATCGACCTCAGCAAGTACCAGACGGGCCTGGCCAAGTGCCTGAACTTCCGGGTGCTGCCGCACGGCCCGGCCCAGCGCCGGCCCGGGTTCAAATTCATCAACCAGGTGAAGGACAGCACCCACGCGGTGCGCCTGATCCCGTTCGCTTTCAGCGCCGACCAGACGGTGGTGCTGGAGGTGGGCCATCTGTACATCAGGTTCCACCCCAACGGGCAGACCCTGCTCGAGGCCAACAAGGCCGTCGTCAGCATCGTGGCCGGCGTGGTCACGGTGAACGCCCACGGCTGGAGCACGGGCGACTGGGTCTACATCGGCGGCCGCTTCTTCATCATCACCGTGACGGGGGCCAACACCTTCACGGTGACCGGCCTGCGGGGTGAGGCGGCGACGCCGGCGGGCACAACCGCGGCGCGGGTCTACACCCTGACCACCCCCTACAACGCCACCAGCATCGAACTGCTGGACATCCACTACGCCCAGAACAGCGACGTGCTGACGCTGGTGCATCCGAACTACCCCGCCAAGGAACTGAAGCGCCTGGGCGCAACCAACTGGACGCTGACCGACATCAGCTTCGCGCCCAGCGCGACGGTGCCGGTGGGCGTCACCGCGACCGCGACGGTGGCGGTAGCCACGAACCTCACGCCCCAGCACTACAAGGTCACCGCGGTCCTCGCGGACAACGTGACCGAGACCCTGGCCAGCGCGGACGCGACCTGCACCAACAACCTCACGCTGGCCGGCAACCTCAACACCATCACCTGGTCGGCCTACGCTGGCGCAACCCGCTACAACGTCTACAAGCAGCGTGGCGGCAGCTACGGCTACATCGGCAACACGGTCACGCTGAGCCTGGTCGACGACAACATCACCGCCGACACGCTGAAGACCCCGCCCGAGGACATCTACAAGCTGAACACCGGGGCGGGGGACTACCCCGCCGCGGTCACCTACCACGAGCAGCGTCGCTGGTTCGCCGGCTCGACGAACGAGCCCCAGAACGTGTGGGCCACCCGGAACGCGACCGAGTCGAACCTGACCTCGAGCCTGCCCAGCCAGGACGACGACGGTCTCGAGTTCCGCATCGCCGCCCGCCAACAGAACGCCATCCGCCACCTGGTGCCGCTGTCCGACATGCTAGCGCTGACGGTGGGCGCGGAGTTCCGCATCTTCGCCGACGGCGCGCCCGCGATCACGCCCACCAGCATCAGCATCAAGCCCCAGGGCTACAGCGGCGCCAACAACGTGCAGCCGGTGGTCACCAGCGGGTCGGTGCTCTACGTGCAGTCGCAGGGCGCGCGCCTGCGGGAGGCGGCCTACAACTGGCAGCAGAACGCGTTCGCGTCCATCGACATCAGCATCATGGCGCCGCACCTGTTCAACGGGTTCACCCTGAAGGACATGGCCTACAGCCGGGCGCCGGTCCAGGAGGTCTGGTGTGCCCGCTCCGACGGCGCCGCCCTGTGTATGACCTACGTGCCCGAGCAGCAGGTGTACGGCTGGAGCCAGCACACCACAGCGGGCGTGATCGAGTCCCTCTGCACGGTGAGCGAGGGCAGTGAGGATGTGGTCTACGCCCTGATCAAGCGCACCATCGGCGGCAACCCCTACCGCTACATCGAGCGGCTGCAGACCCGCATCTTCACCGACCAGGCCGACGGGTTCTACGTGGACAGCGGGCTGACCTACGACGGCGCGGCCACCGCCACGATCACCGGCCTGTGGCACCTGGAAGGCCAGACCGTGCAGATCCTGGCCGACGGCGCCACCCACCCCGACCGGGTGGTGTCCGCTGGCGGCATCACGCTCGAGGCGGCCTCCTCGGTGGTCCACATCGGCCTGCCCTACAACTCGGACCTGCAGACGCTGCCGCTGGCGCTGGAGGGCGCGCCGGCCGGGGGTCAGGGCGTACTCAAGAACGTGAACAGCGTGCGCGTGCGCGTGACGCAGTCGGCGCTGTTCAGCGCGGGCCCCGCCTTCAGCAAGCTGACCCCGTACCCTGACCGCCAGGTCAGTGACAACTACGACACCCCGCCGGCGCTGCGCACCGCCGAACTGCGCATGCAGGTCAGCCCCAGCTGGAACAGCGACGGGGCGGTCTGCATCCGGGTCGACAAGCCGGTGCCACTCACCGTCATGGCGATGACGCTGGATGTCGCAACCGGCGGTTGAGTACCGAAGGCCGACCGCGGCCGACATCGAGGACCTGGCGGCCAACCTGCGGCGGCAGGACGTGGCCGAACTCCAGGCCCTCGGGTTCACCAACCTGCACCACGTGGTGCACTACTGCGTGCACGAGTCCGAATGGTCGTGGGCTGCGCACGTCGGCAGCGGGCTGGCCTGCATCTTCGGGGTGAGCCCCGAAGGCGCGCCCTGGATGCTGGGCACCGACCTGGTCAAGACCCACCGTCGTATCCTTGCCCGGGAGGCACCCCGGTACATTCGCCAAATGCTGAAGGACCACCCTCGGCTGGTCAATCGCGTGCACGCCGCCAACACGGTGGCGGTGACGTGGTTGCGGAGGGTGGGCTTCACACTCCACCCCGCGACGCCGGAAGCGAACGGCGAGATGTTCCACACCTTCGAGATGTCCGCTGATGGAAATTGATGCTTTCGTTTCCGGCCAGCTGACCGAGTTCTCGCGCGAGAAGATCTTGGCGCTGGAGGCCGAACTCAGCAAGCTGCCTCAGCTGCCGCCCGAGGCCCGCCCGGTGCGCCACATCTTCGCGCCCGGGGTCTACCTGCGCGAGATCTTCCTGCCGCCCGGCGCCTGCGTCACGGGGCGCATCCACCGGTTCGACCACGCCTGCATGGTGCTGGGCGATCTCACCGTCTACAGCCAGGACGAGGGCTTGAAGCGCGTCACCGGGTGCGAGACCTTCGTGTCCACCGCCGGCGTGAAGCGCGCCGTGTTCGTGCACGCGCCCACCTGGTTCACCACGATCCACCCGAACCCCACCGACGAGCGCGACATCCCCACGCTCGAGGCCATGTTCACGGTCGAGGACTGGGCCCAACTCCCAGGGAGCGTGCAATGAGCTACTTCACGATGGGCGCGCTGGTCGTGTCCACGTTGGTCGGCGTGCAGGCGCAGCGCCAGCAGGGGCAGGTCGCCAAGCAGATCGGACGCAACAACCAGATCCTGGCCGAGCAGGCCGCGCAGGACGCGCAGCGCCGCGGTGAAGAGACCGCGATGGCGGTGCGCCGGAAGGGCGACCAGACGCTCGGCGCCCAGCGCGCGACGCAGGCGGCCTCGGGGCTGGACCTGGGCGTCGGCACCGCCGCCGAACTGCAGGACCAGACCGGCTTCTTCAGCGACACCGACCAGCGCACCGCCCGCATGAACGCCGCGCGCGAGGCCTGGAGCGCACGCGCGCAGGGCGCCAACTTCCGGTTCCAGGGTGACGCCGCAGCGTCGAACGCGAACCTGTCCGCCACCGGCACGTTGATCGGCGGCGCCAGCCAGGTGGCGGGTCGGTGGTATCAGTACAAGGGGCCCAGCGGCTACGACACCAACAAGAACAACGGCCTGGACCTGGGCTACCAGAAGAACAAAGGGTAACCCATGCCGCGCGTCCCAACCTACGACGGCCCGCAGCTGGCCAGCGCACCCCTTCGGCCCGCGTTCCAGAGCGCGCCCGACGTCAGCAGCGGCGCGCAGCAACTCGCCCGCGGCGTGGGGCAGGTCGGCGATGAAATCAACAAGGTCGTGGTCAAGCAGGCCGAGACTGAAGGCTGGACCGCGCAGGCGCAGCTTGCGGACGAGTTTGATAAGTGGGACACCGCCGAGCGCGCCAAGTCGCAGGGCGCCAACGCGTCGGGCTACCGTGCTCGCGCCGAGGCGTGGTGGGCGGACGCCAAGGAGAAATACGCGGGCGCGTTGTCGCCGATGGCCAAGCAGTCCATCGACCGCAGCTTGGCCACCATGCGCAACAGCACGCTCAAGTCGGCGTCGGACTTCGAGTTCCAGCAGACCGAGCTTGGCCAAAAAAGCGCGCTTGCCGCGTCGGCCAATGGGTTGGTTAAGGCGGCTATCAAGGCAGGGCCCGACGCAGCCGAGCCTGTGCTCGCCGAGGCCACGAACCAGATCAAGTCGTTCTACAAGTCCAGGGGGCAGGACGGGACCGCAGAGGCGCTGCGATACACCAGCGCCGCCTACACGACCATCATCAACGAGATGGCGCTGCGTGATCCGAAGGACGCGTTGCGCTACTTCAACCAGGTCAAGGACGGGGGCATCGACCCCACCTTGTGGGACAACATCGGCGCGAAGCTGAACCAGTCCTCGGGCGCCGCCGACGGCGACGCTGAAGCGCAGCGCGTGTGGACGAGTCTTGGGCCCAAGACCTACAGCGACGCGGTTCGCTTGGACTCGATGGAGGCGGAGGCCCGCAAGACCTACGCCAACGACCCGGTTCGACGCGAATCCGCTATTGCGGGCTTGCGCCAGCGCGCCCAGGCGCATAACAGCACGCAGGCCGAGATCGCCGCGCAAGGGTCCATCAGCGCGTGGGCCACGTACAACAAGACCGGCAGTCTGGCGGCGATGATGAAAGACCCCGGTTGGGGGCTGATCCCTGCGCCTCAGCAGGCCGAACTCAAGAACCGCGTCATCAGCATGCAGACCGCCGCGTTGGAGCGCGACGAGGCCGCTATCCGACGGAACGAGGCGCAGACCATGCGCAGCTACTCGGCGGCCTATCACGCCTACATGGACCCCGCTGTTCTGGCCAAGCAACCGCGCTCGCTGATCCAGGCGATGGAGCCCACGCTGGGCCGCCAGTACACGAACCAGCTACTGGAGAAGTACGACAGCATCCAGAAGTCGCCCGCGGTCCTTGCCGACGCCAAGGTCGACCACGACGACATGATGTCGGTTATGCAGGAGATGGGCCTCAAGCCGTTTGAAAAGAACAAGAGCGAGGACGGCAAAGCGTTGATTGGTGTCGTGCAATCGCGCGCTGAACGGGCACTCACGCAGTTCCAGAACGCGACAAAAACCCCGCTCACCCGTGAGCAGAAGAACAAGTTTCTGCGTGAAGAGATCGCCCGCCAGGTCAGCGTGCAAACGTCCTTCCTCGGCATCAGCACTGGCGCCGACACCGTGCCGGTGGCCGAACTCACCGCCGACCAACTCAGCAAGGTCATCATCCCGCCTGACCACTTGCGTGACGTCGTCATTGACGGTCAACCGCGCAAGGACATCCGCAGCGAGATGGCCGATCTGTACCGTCGCAGCGGCGGCACGCTCACCCAGTACGAACCGACCGAGGAGAACTTGCGCCGGTTCTACCTGCAATATCGTGTTGGTTCTGCAACCGCGGGCATGATCCCGAACAAACGTGGCAAGTGATGACTACCTGAGTCGGCTGCAAGCCGAGGCCGACGCGGCGGGCGAAGCCGCCCGCAAGGCAACGCTGTCCAGCGCCATCTCGGTCAACCCCGACCAGTACACAACCCAACGCGGCATCGCGCAGCGCATGGGGGTGGCCCCGGCTGTCGTCGAGACCATGCCCGACGAGATGGCGCAACGCGACCGCCTGCGCCAGATTGAACACGATACCGTGCGCGCACCCCAACTGCGGATGCGCTTCGCCGACGCTGACTTCGCCAAGCTGGCGCACGACGACGCCCCTGTGCTCTCGAAAGTAGAGCAAGCGGTCGGCAACATGACGCGCTATTTCATGGGCGCGGGGGAGAGCAACCCGGTATCCGACCTCGCCGACACCGCCCGCTACCTGGTGAGCGCCCCGGGCACGACGCGGGGCCTGGCCGGCGACGCGGTGGACGCGGGCAAGACCGTCGGCCTGGGCGCCACCGTCGGCGTCGGCAAGGCCATCTTCGACGTGGCCGCGGTGCTCGATGACTTCGTCGGGTGGGACAGCGGCGCAGCCGGCATGCGGGAGCGCGCCAAGCGGGCGGGCGAGGCGATGGACTACTTCGGCATGGACGCTGAAGGCTCCACCGGCAAGGCGATCAAGTCGGGCCTGCAGTCGGCCGGCACGAACCTGGCCATGCTGCCGCTGGGCCTGGCCCGCGGCCTCTACACCACCGCCTCCCAGGCGGCCACCACGGTGGCGGGCCTGATGGGCCTGAGCGCCGGCGCGGGCGCCTACAACGAGGCGCGCGAAGCCGGCAAGGGCAAGCTGGCCTCCGCCGCCTTCGGCATCCCCCAGGGTGTCTTCGAGTTCGTGTTCGAGAAGATCCCCGCCCACAAGCTGTTCGGGGACCTGGCGGCCAACGCGGGCCTGTGGCGGACCCTCAAGCACCAAGCGTTCAGCGAGACCTGGACCGAGCAGATGACCACGCTCGCCCAGGACTTCAACGAGTGGATGAACATGCACCCGGAGAAGACGCTGGCCGAGTTCCTGGCCGAGCGCCCCGAGGCTGCGTACCAGACCCTGGTGGCTACCCTGGTGGGCGTGGGCGTGCAGACCAGCACCATCCACGGCATCAACAAGGCCATCGAGAAGGCGACCGACCAGAGCCTCCAGTTCAAGCAGGATGCCTTCGAACAACTGCAGAAACTGGCCGCCCAGTCCGCGCTGCGGGAGCGCTCACCCGAGCAGTTCCGCGCGCTGATCCAGCAGACCGTTGACGCGAGCGACTCGGCGCAGAAGTCCATCCACGTGGACGCCCAGGTGCTGAACCAGCTGGGCCCCGAGATCCTGGCCCAACTGCCTGAGCAGGTGCGCGCGCAGATCCCGGCCGAGGCCATGAAGAACGGCACCGTCGAGATCCCGATGGCCGACGTCCTGACCGTGGCGCCCGGCACCCCGCTGGAGCAGATCCTCAACGACCACGCGCGCATGACCCCTGAGTCGATGTCGCGCGCGGACGCGCAGGCGGCCGGCGACCAGTCGCAGGTGCTGCGCCAGGAGGCCGAGAAGGTCATCCAGCAGGCCCAGGACCAGCAGGCGGCCCAGGCCGAGTACGACCAGGTCCAGCAGATGTACGCCCAGCAGATCGCCGCGTCGGGCCGCTACCGGCCTGCGGTGGCCGAGCAGATGGGTCACTGGCTCGCCAGCTTCTACACCGCCTACGGCTCGCGCACGGGCATGACCGCGACGCAGATGCAGGCGCGCTACCCGGTGCGCGTGCTTGGTGTGGCGCCGACCATCGCCGGGGACGACACCCTGCACGACGGGTCGATGCCCGGCGCCATCACAGTGGACGGTTACCACTTCAGCGCGGCCGCGCGCCCGACCCTGTCGACCGGGTTCTACGGCACCGGCCTGAAGGGCAGCGCCCGCGACGAAATCCTGAACCACCCCGACAAGCGGCTCAGCAAGCGGCTCTCGTTCTACTTCGACAAGGGCACCGGCGTGCGCCCCGAATCGGGCGTTGGCGGCGTTGCCCACCGGGCCCGCCTGTCGAACGTCTACGACGCGGACGCCGACCCCCTGAAGCTGCGCAGCGGCGACGCCCGCGCCTTCGAAGCGAAGCTGCTGGACCTGGGCTACTCGGGCTACGCCAACCGCATGGAAGGCACCCAGCCTGGTCAGGTTGTGATGCTGGGCGACCAGACGATCACGCCCGAGGTTCTGGGTCCTCTGTCGAAGATCGACACCGGCGAGAAGGTGCCGGCGCTGGAGCGCAAGGAAGCACCCTGGCAGGTCCAGCACACCGGCACCCCGGAGCAACTGCAGCCCCGCCTCGACAAGATGCGCGCCAACCCCGCGTGGGCTGGCTACGAAGCACGCATCGTGGGGGACCGACTGGAGGTGCGGAAGACCGGGCCGGTCTTCGAGCAGCGCGTCAAGACGATGACGCCCGCCATCCGCAAGCTGCTCAAGAGCCTGACGCCCGAGGAGCAGGCCAAGGTCACCGGCCTGGTGGCCGAGAAGATCCTCAGCGTCATGCAGGATCTGCCGTCTTCGAAGGAGATGGCGGCGGTGGCCTACGCTGGCCGCGCGAAGCGGGGCTGGTACAAGAACTCGGCCGATGCGATCAGCACGGTGTTCGGCGCCGACGCGCCGCGCTTTGCCGCGCTGCTGGCCGCGATGTCCCCCCAGACCAGTGTCGAGAACAACCTGTTCAACGCGCTGGCCACCTGGAAGAACTGGGTGGAAGCTGGCCGCCCGACGACCAAAGCGGAGATCGTCGCGGTCATGGGCCGCAGCGTCATGGGCAGCAAGCTGACCGACAGCGTGCTGCCGGCCTGGATCAACAACAGCGTGCGGGCATTGACGGACGCCGACCCGGGCAAGCTGACCCTGTCGGGCCCGAAGGTGCACTCGTTCATGCGCAACCTGGTGGGCGTGGTCGACGAGGTGACCAACGACGCCTGGATGGCGAACTATGCGCTGGTCGACCAGAAGATCTTCGCCGGTGGCTTGAACGCCGCCGGCACCGATCCAGGCAAAGGCAAGGGCTACCTGGCCATGTCGGCCCGGGTGCGCGAGGCCGCTGCCACGCTCACGAAGCTGACCGGCGAAACGTGGACGCCGGCCGAGGTTCAGGAGACAATATGGTCCTGGGCCAAGACCCTCTACGAGACCGCCGAATCTGCTGGCGAAACGCGCACGGCGCGGCAGATCGTGGAGGAGCGCGCACTGTCGGACGAGGCCATCAACGCCACGCCCGACTTCAACACGCTGTTCAGCAACCCGACCTACGCAAAGATTCTGGAGGACGCCGGCTATGGAACCCAACTCGAAGAACTTGCTCGTCGATCTGATGCAGCCGCGGGCCAACCCCGCACTGGCGGCGAAGCAGCACCGTTTGCTGCAGAAGATCAACTCCGACTTGAACTCCAAGCCGCCCGGCGGCTCGAGCGACTCGCTGACGCCCGGGGCGACGCCAGCGCAGCCGCGCGCGAGCAGCGCCGCGACCAGGAGCTAGACGATGTCTACGGACAAGATGGAAACCGAAGCGGACGGCAGGCTGGTGCAGGACCGGCGCCGCTTCCGGGCGCTCCAGTCATTGACGGGGCAACTGGGCCAGACCCCCGAATCGTCGCTGTCGCCGAGCAATACGCCCGAGACAACGGCATTGACCTCCGACGCCAAGGCGCCTACGTCCAAGTAGACGAGGCCAGGGCCGCGCGCATCGCGCAGGCCTACGCTGAGATGCAGCACGCACCGCAAGACCCCGCGGTGCAGGAGGCCTACGCCGACCTGATCCGGCAGACGATGGCGCAGTACATGGCGCTGCAGCAGGCCGGCTACAAGTTCTGGTTCATCGACCCCACGGCCGACCCCTACAAGAGCCCCTGGGACGCGATGCGGGACCTCCGCGCGAACCAGTCGATGGGGGTGTTCCCGACCGACGCAGGGTTCGGCAGCAGCGAGGCCGACGTCAGCGGCAACCCGCTGCTGGCTGACACCGGCCTCGAGTGGCCCGACCAGCACGGCACGATGCGGCCGGTCCTAGCCAACGACCTGTTCCGTGCGGTGCACGACGCCTTCGGCCACGGTCTTGAGGGCGCCGGCTTCCGGGCCCAGGGCGAGGAGAACGCGTGGCAGGCCCACGTGCGTCTGTTCACCGGGCCGGCCATCGGCGCGATCACCAGCGAGACCCGAGGCCAGAACTCCTGGCTGAACTACGGCCCCCACGGCGAGGCCAACCGCACGGCCAAGGTCGAGGACACCGTCTTCGCCGACCAGAAGACCGGGCTGATGCCGTCGTGGACCTGGACGGAGGGGCGCGCTGCAGACGCGACGCAGGACACCTTCAACCAGGAAGCCCTTCTGCTGGCCCCCAACGGCAAGCCCAGCAAGCTGACGCCACGGCAGTACGCGCACGTCCGCACCCCTGAGTTCAAGGCTTGGTTTGGCGACTGGGAAAACCCCAACACCAAGCACGGCGAAGTGTCATTCGCGGTGGACCGCGAGACCGGTGAGCCACTGGTGGTCTACCACGGCAGCGCCAACGCCGGCTTCGAGGAGTTCGCCACGCCAGGCGGCAAGCAGCGTGGCGACCTGGCCATCTTCCTCACCGACAACAAGCACATGGCCGCCAGCTACACACGGCGCGGTCGCATGCGCGACGTGACGCGCGAGGACGTGGGGCCCGAGGACACCGTGGACGCGTTCGGGGGCCGTTACGGGCTGTTCGTCAACATCCGCAACCCGGAGATTGCCGACTTTAGAGGGGCCAACTGGGACGGCAACTTCTTCGGCGACCAGTTCGAGGTCTACGACGAAGACGGTGAGTTGGCCTACACCGAAGACGGCGGCAGCGTCATGGGCCGCGACGAGGCCAGGGCCTTGGCCAAAAAGCTCGGCGGCACGTTCGAGCCCGCATCCCCGCTGGGTCAGACCACAGACAGCGTGGTGCGCAGCGCCAGCAGCGCCAGCACCGCGCGCTTCGACGGCGCCATCATCTACGATGTAGTGGACGACGGCGGCGGGCCTAGCCCCTACGCGGGCGAGCCCTCCACGGTGTTCGCCGTCTTCGACCCCAACCAGGTCAAGAGCGCCGACTTCAACGACGGCGGCTACCGCAGCGGCGACGCACGCATCCACCGGCAGGGCGCTCGCGGAACGTTCAACCCCGCTACGCTTGACCTCGTCCTAAACCCGAACGCGAACCTCTCGACGTTCTTCCACGAGACCGGGCACTTCTTCCTGGAGGTGATGGCGGACATCGCCAGCCAGCCTGGCGCGCCGACGCAGATCGTCGAGGACATGAACACGTTCCTGAAGTGGGCCGGCGTCTCCGACCTGGCCACCTGGAACGGGCTGGACCTGGAAGGCAAGCGCGCCGCCCACGAGCGCTGGGCCGAGAGCATCGAGCAGTACGTGATGGAGGGCAAGGCCCCCAGCCTGGAACTGCAGCCGCTGATGCGCCGGTTTGCCACCTGGCTGAAGTCGGTGTACGGGTCGATCAAGCAGTTCTTGGCGGCGCGGGGGCAGGCGGCCAGCGGGCCGGTGTTGGGGCAGGCTGACGACAACGCGTTCAAGAGGTGGTTCGGCGGCAGCAAGGTGGTCGACGAGAACGGCGAGCCGCTGGTGGTGTATCACGGCACGGGCAAGAAGTTTGCCGCTTTCGACATCGGTCGGGAGTCAAAGAACTTCGGCACCTTTGGGGAGTTCACGGTCTCCCGCCTCGGGGCGTTTTTCGCCGCTGACAAAAAGTTCGCGGCTAGGTTCAAGCCCAAAGGCGGAAAGCTGGTGCAAGCGTTCCTGTCCTTGCAGAACCCGGTGAACCTCGTTGAGGGCTACCCGAGCGAAGTGTGGGAAAAGCTCGGACCAGTTCTCAAGGAGAACAACCTTCTCAACATCCCGGCCGACGGCATGTGGGAGTTGTTCGACAAAGGGTTTCCGGGCGGTGTCGAGTTCGTTCAAGCGTTGAAGGACGCCGGCTACGACGGGGCAAAGATCGGTGAGCGTGATGCCGACGGAAACTTGCGGGAGGTCTACGTCGCCTTCAAGCCTGAGCAGATCAAGAGCGCCGCCGGCAACGACGGCACCTTCGACGCCAACGACCCGAGCATCCTGTCGCAAGACCCCAACGCCCAGCCCGGCCCCCAGATGGCCCTGAACGACGACATCCGTCGCGTCATGGACCGCATGCTCGCCACCGACGAGCAGATCGCGCAGGCCAACGAGGTGGCTGGCCTGCTGCCCAACGAGGAAGCCGACGCCATCGCGGCCGAGCGCCTGAACAAGCGCAGCATGGGCGACCTGAAGTGGGCCGTGCGCGCGAAGGACGCGGTCATTGCCAAGCTGCGCAAGCAGGCCCGCGCCATCGAGAAGGGCATCCGCGCAGAGGTGACCGCCGAGGTCAACCAGATGCGCGAGGTCCAGGCCAAGGACATGCTGGCCAAGTCGCAGAAGGAAAACGGCGGCAAGCTCAACGACACCGAGCGCGCGATCATCGCCGACGCCTTCGGCTACGAGTCTGTCGACCAGATGCTGCAGGCCATCGACGCGTTCGGCTCACGCCGCGACGCCATCGACGGCATGACCCAGCAGCGCATGCTGCAGGAGCACGGCGACCTGACCGACGAGGACGCCATCCGCCAGGCCGCGCTGGAGGCGGTCCACAACGAGGCCCGCGCCCGCAGCCTGGCCACCGAACTGCGCACCCAGCGCGAGATGCTGAACCCCCGCCAGGACACCGGCGAGGTGAACGCGAAGGGCAGCAAGATCACGGTCAACGCGCTGGTCGAGGCGGCCAAGCAGTTCGCCGCCAACGTCGTCGCACGCACGCCGCTGCGCGACCTGAAGTCCAAGGCCTGGCAGCACACCGCGGCCGAGCGCCGGGCTGGCCAGCGCTGGCAGGAAGCCACCGCCGCCGGCAAGACCCAGGAGGCGGTCCAGGCGAAGCAGGACCAGATGCTGAACAACGCCGCCGCCAAGGCTGCGCTGGACGCGCGCCAGGAGATGGGCAAGATCCTGGAGTTCTTCAAGCGGGTGGTGAAGGGCAACGACGAGAAGGTCGTCGAGAAGGGGCGCGACCCCGACGTGGTCAACGCCGCCCGCGCGGTGCTCGGCGCCTACGGCATCGAGACCCCCGCCAGCAAGGGCGCGGCCGCCTACCTCGAGACCCTGCAGCGGAACGACCCCGACCTGCACGCGGTCATCGCGCCGATGGTCGAGGCGGCCACCCGCAACGCTCAGCCCATCGAAGCCCTGACCTTCGAGGAACTGCAGGCGCTGCACGAAGAGATCGCGGCCATGTGGCACCTAGCCAAGTCCTCCCGCCAGATGGAGGTCGACGGCGACAAGATGGACATCGAGGACGCCGCCGCTGAGGTGCGCGCCCGGATGGAGACCATCGGCATCCCCAACGAGATCCCGGGGGAGACTGGTGCGCTGACCAAGAAGGACGAGCGCGTGCGGTGGCTGCAGTTCGCCGGCGCCCTGCTGCGTCGTGTTGAGCAGTGGGCCGAGGGCATGGACGGCAAGTTCGGCGGGCCCTTCCTGCGCTACATCTACCAGCCGGTGAAGGAAGCGGCGAACCGCTACCGCACCGACAAGGTCGAGTACCGCAAGAAGTTCCAGGCGCTGGTAGATGCGGTCGCGCCGACGATGACGCACCAGCTGATCGCCGCCCCGGAACTGGGCTACACCTTCGGACGTGGCCACAACGGTATCGGCCACGCCGAACTGCTGCACGCGCTGCTGCACACCGGCAACGAGAGCAACAAGCGCAAGCTGCTGCTGGGTCGGAACTGGGCGGTCGAAGGACCGGACGGCCAGCTGGACACCAGCAAGTGGGACGCCTTCATCGCGCGCCTGGTGAACGAGGGTGTGCTGCAGCCGGCCCACTACAACTTCGCCCAGGGCGTGTGGGACCTGCTCGAGGAAACGAAGCCGCTGGCGCAGAAGGCCCACCGCGACGTGTTCGGTCGCTACTTCGCCGAGGTCACTGCCGACCCGTTCACCGACCCGTGGGGTCAGGCCCGACGGGGCGGCTACGTGCCGGCCCAGGCCGACCCCAACATCGTCACCGACGAGCGTATCTCCAAGGCCATCACCAAGGAGAACGAGTCGATGCTGAACTCGTTCCCGACCACCAACAAGGGGTTCACAAAGGCCCGCGTCGAGTACAACCGGCCGCTGAAACTGGACCTGCGTACGATCCCCCAGCACATCGACAAGGTGCTGCTGTTCAGCCACATGGAACCGGCGGCGCGCGGGGTCACCCGCCTGCTAGACAGCCCCACCGTCAGCCAGGCGCTGAACCGGATCGACCCGTCCGCGGTCAAGGGCATGTTGACCCCCTGGCTGCAGCGCGCGGCCAAGCAGATCGTCGAGACCCCGATCATGGGGGACGGTCGCACTTCCCGCGTGCTGTCCGCGCTGCGCTCCCGCGCGGGCGCGGCGCTGATGTTCGCCAACGTCAGCAACTCGATCCAGCAGGTGAGCGGCTTCGTGTCGGCGTTCAGCAAGCTGAAGTCCGACGGCATGAGCAGTCACATGATGCAGGCCGCCGCGCAGCTGATCGCGCACCCGAAGGAAATGAAGGCGGCGGTCGCTGGCAAGTCCATCTACATGGCCACCCGGATGGACGGTGAGATCGCGGCGATGACCGACGCGATGAACGACATCCTGCTCAAGCCCAGCCTCTACGAGAAGTCCCAGTCCTGGGCCATGCGCCACAGCTACTTCCTGCAGTCGGCGCTGGACAACACCACCGGCCCGATCATTTGGACCGCCGCCTACAACGGGGCCCTGGAGAAGGGCCACGCTGACGCTGAAGCTGTGCGTTATGCGGACAGCGTGATCCGTCAGACCCAGGGCGCGAACTCGGCCGAGGACGTGAGCCGCATCGAGACCGGCCCAGCCTACGCCCGCGTGTTCACCCAGTTCATCGGCTACTTCAACATGCTGGCCAACACCAACGCCACCGCGCTGAAGCAGATCGCGGGCGAGATGGGCCTGAAAAAGGGCGCCGGCAAGGCGCTGGGCGTCGTGTTCTTCGGCGTGCTGGCGCCCATCTGGGTGGCCGAGGCCATCGCCCAGGCGTTCAAGGGCGGGCCCGACGACAAGGACCACGACGGGTACTTGGACGACTGGCTCGCCGCGGTGTTCGGCATGGGCACGATCAAGGGCTTGCTGGCCCAGGTGCCTTTCATCGCCCAGGTTGGCCAGGTCGTGGTGAACCGCTTCAACACCAACCCCGCCGACGACCGCTTCAGCCTGTCGCCCGCGGTCAGCCTGCTGGAGTCCGCGGCCTCGGTGCCCTACGACATCTACAAGCAGATCGTGGACGGGGCCCACATGCAGAAGCTGGTGCGCGACAGCGCAGCGCTGGTCAGCCTGGCGACGGGCCTGCCGGCCGCCGCGGTGGCCCGGCCTGTGGGCTACGCCGCCGGCATCGCGGACAACAAGATCAACCCGACGGGTCCGGTCGACGCGGCGCGCGGCGCCATCACCGGCACAGCCAGCCCTGAGTCGAAGGTCAAGTAGCCTTGCCCGCCAACCACCCCACCACAATGCCCGGCATCCAGGAGTCTGACCGATGACCGCACCAGCCACCACTCGGCGAGCCGGGCCGTTCAACGGCAACGACTCGGCCACCAGCTTTCCGTTCACCTTCAAGGTCTTCAGTAAGACCGACGTCCAGGCCCAGCTGACTGACGTGGGGGCGGTGGTCAGCACGCTGGTGCAGGACTCCGACTACAGTGTGTCGGTCAACACGGACCAGGACGCAAGCCCTGGCGGCACGATCACCTACCCCATCAGCGGCGCGCCGCTGGCCACGGGCGAGAAGCTGGTGGTGCTGGGCGCCACCACCTACGACCAGCCGACCGACCTGCCCGAGGGTGGGGCCTACCGTGCGAAGGTGGTGGAGAACGCGCTGGACCGGATCACTTTCCTGATCCAGCAGTTGTCCGAGGAACTCGGTCGCTCGCTCACGTTGCCCGCCAGTGCCGCCACCGCGGACACCACGCTGCCCGCCCCCGAGCCCGACAAGATCATCGGGTGGAACACCGCCGGCACCGCCATGGTCAACCTGAATGCTGCGGTGTTGGCCAGCATCGTAGCGTTCGGCACCGCCAACGCGGACAAGTTCACGGGGGATGGCACCACCAGGAACTTCACGCTGGCCGCCAACCCAGGCGCCCTTGCCAACCTGGACGTCAGCGTCGCGGGCGCCACCCTGGTGCCGACCACCGACTACACCTGGTCGGGCACCACACTCAGCTTCACCGCCGCCCCCGCCAACGGGGCGAAGATCCTGGCCCGCTACTTCCAGGCGCTGCCCCAGGGCACCACCGACAGCGGCGCCAGCACGTTCACTCACGCTGGCAGTTATGCCAACGGCACCGCGGGTCGCGCGCTGCAGCACGTCATCAACGTGATGAACGCGCCCTACAACGCGAAGGGCGACGGGGTCACCGACGACACCGCCGCCATCCAGGCCGCGATCACCGACGCCCAGAACAAGGCCGGCTCGGAGGTGTACTTCCCGCCCCGCCTGCCCGGCCTCTACTACAAGATCACCTCCCCCCTGACGATCTCCGCGGCCGTGCGGCTGCGGGGGGCGGGCCCCGCGGCGGTCCAGTTGATCGCGCCGGCGGGGGCGATCACCGCCGGCAACTACATGCTGGACATCAACTGTCTGGCGGCCAACAACGTCGAGCACATCATCGTCGAAGGGCTGACTGTACGCAGCCTCGACTCGGTGCCCAACGGCATCCGCATCAAGAATGCCGGCTACAGCACGTTGACGGATGTGCGTGTCTTCGGCGTGGCCAACGCGCTGGACTTTGACGGCACCCGCTGCTTCAGCAACACCTTCGAGCGGTTCATCTGCTACAGCGTCACGAACGCCAGCGTCCGGTTCCTGTCGACCTTCGCGGGCGGCGGCCAGTTCGTGTTCCGCTCCAGCACCTTCGTGGGCGCCTACGGGGTCCAGGTGCCGGTCGGCGCGCTCACCGAGAACGTGGTCTTCGAGGGTTGCAACTGGGAGGGCTGCACGACCCGGGCCGTTCAGGCCTTCGGCACCACCCAGGGCTGGACCTTCCTCAGCCCCCGCGGCGAAGCAGGCACCGGCCACGGTTTTGAATTTGCACCTTCCGCGGCGCACGAGTGCACAGGCCTGGTCTTCCACGGCATGAGCTACTACAACGGCACCGTGGCTGCGCGCCCCATCACGCTGGGCACCGCCGCCGGCACGGGCGGTCGGGTCCGAGGGTTCAGCATCACCGGTTGCCGCGTCGGTTACGCCGGCCAAGACTACTTCTGCGTGCTCAACGCCGAGGTGCAATCGGGCCTGATCGCAGGCAACCACTTCAGCGAAACGACAACCGCAGCGATCAGCACCCCACGCGCTGGCGTGCTGGTGGTGGGCAACGAGAACGGCGCCGGCCGCCTGCCGGAATACCTGGGCACGACCGCGCTCCGCCTCGCCACAGGCACCTTCACCGCCACCGCCACGGGCATGACGACCAGCCCGACCGGCACCGCCAAGTACACGGTGAACAACGGGGCGGTGACCCTGGACCTGCCCAGCATCAGCGGCACGTCCAACGCCACCACGTTCACCCTGACCGGCGCGCCGGCGGCGATCACCCCGGCCGCCGACAAGGACGTGCTCTGCCGGGTGCAGGACAACACCGGCGCCTTCGCGCTGGGCTTGCTCCGCGTCAAGACGACGGGGGTGGTTGAACTCTACGCCAACGTCACCGGGGGTGCGTTCACCGCCGCCGGCACCAAGTCCGTCGCGCCGATGAGCGTGTCCTACACCTTGAGCTAACCGCATGCCCCCTCAGCCCACCTACCACCAGGACCCCGGCGTCGCGCTGACCGAAGCGCAGATCGAGATCGCGGTCCTGAAGTCCCAGACGCAGGCCATGAGCGTGAAGCTCGACAAGGTCGAGACCACCCTCGAGGAGGTCAAGACCCTTCTGACCGAGGCGCGTGGCGGCTGGAAGATGATGATGATGTTGGGCGGGGCGGCCGCCACCTTCGGGGGCCTGCTGACCTACTTCTTCACCCACAGCATCACGATTGGGCCGCGGTGATGGACATCATCCAGCAGTTGAAGCGCGAAGAGGGCGTGCGGGCATCGGCCTATCAGGACAGTCTAGGCTACTGGACGATAGGCGTGGGCCGACTGATCGACGCGCGCAAGGGCGGTGGGCTGAGCGAGGACGAGATCGAGTACCTGCTGGCCAACGACGTGCGTCAGAAGACCGCTGAGGTGCGCGCCGCGCTGCCCTGGTACGACGGCCTCAACGACGCCCGCAAGGCGGTGCTGGTAGGTATGGCCTTCCAGATGGGCGCCGCCGGCCTCCTCGGTTTCAGGCAAACGCTGGGGGCGGTGCGCGGCGAGCGCTACGCCAACGCCGCAGGCCTCATGCTCCAGAGTTCCTGGGCCAAGCAGACCCCGGGCCGCGCCAACCGCATGGCCCGACAGATGGAGACAGGCGAATGGCAGACCTGACCGGACTGGGTAGCGTGGCCGACCTGGCCAAGGACTTGATCGGGCGCTTCTTCCCCGACAAGACCGAGCAGGAGCGGGCGCAGATCGCGGCCGCGCTGCAGATCATCCAGGCGCAGACCGACATCAACAAGGCCGAGGCCACGAACCCGTCGATCTTCGTCGCCGGGTGGCGCCCGTTCATCGGCTGGGTCTGTGGCGCGGCCTGCGCCTGGAACTGGGTGGGCCTGCCGGTGGCGGTGTTCGTCGCAGCCTACCTCGGCAAGACCCTGGCGCTGCGCCCGGCCGACATCGGCGAGATGATGCCGGTCCTGATCGGCATGCTGGGCCTGGGCGGCCTCCGCACCACCGAGAAGATCAAGGGCGTGGCTTAGCCACCTCACTGACGTGCGCCTCAAGTAGGCGCCAGGTGTTGGTGGTTTCGTCTAGGTAGACGACCGGCAGACTGGGGTGCGCCAGCACGATGACATTGCGGGGGGTGAGCGCCCAGGCGGCGCCTTCATAGCCCGGCGGAAACTCCGCGATGAACTTGAACGTCACAGCTTCCTCTTCATGTAATCCAGCAGCATGTCCTGCACGCTGCGCTTGCTGATTCTGCGCTCCATCACGACCTCGTCCACGGTGTCGTGGGCCACGATGTAGTGCACGGTCACCGCCCGGTCCTTCCCGGCCTGCATCTGGCGCACCGGCCCGATGCGCTCGATGAACTGCTGCCACTGCTCCAGGTCCCACCAGTGCCCGAAGAAGCAGGCGGTGTGGCAGTGCTCCTGCAGCCCATCCACCCCGTGGCCCATGCTGGCGGGGTGGCCCACCCACAGCCGGCCCTCGCCGCGCTTGGCCCTGGCTAGGCCATCCTTGGTGGCCACGTTGATGGCGTCGGGGAAGGCGCGTTGGATGCGGGCCAGGTCGGACTTGAAGTGGTAGGCGCACAGCACCGGGTTCCCGCCCTGCTCCTCGAGGAGGGACTCCAGCGCCTGCAGCTTGGCGTCGTGCACCTCCACCGTGGCGTCTGAACCTTCCTCCACGTAGGCCGCCCCGTTGGCCAGCTGCAGGAGCTTCATCGACTTGGCGGCCGCGTTGAGCGCCTCGATGGCGTTGCCCTTGATCTCCGTCAGGAACTGGCGCTCGAGTTCACGGTAGTGCCGGCGGGCGGTGGCCGGCAGTTCCACCTCGATGACGTTGACCAGGGGTTCCTTCAGGTCGAACCAGTCCTCCGGGTCGATGGTCAGTGAGCAGTCGGCCAGGCGCTCCATGATCTGATCGGCGGCGCCCGGCATGATGACGGCGGGGCCCGGGTAGCCGTTGCTCCCGCGCTGGACGCTGAACCACCGCTGCTCGAAGGCGCTGTAGGTGCGACCGAGCCGCTGGCCCTGGTCGATGAACCACTGCTGGCCCCATAGATCCTTCAACCCATTCGGGCTGGGCGTGCCGGTGAGGTTCCAGAACGAGTCCACCTTGGTGTGCGCGATCTTGCCCAGTACCTTGGCGCGCTTGCCACCCTGGCGCAGGCGGAAGTTCTTCAGCCTTGTGCTCTCGTCGGCGACGATGCGGCGGAATGGCCACGCACCGTCGAGTTCTTCTTCCAGCCAGGGGAGGTTGTCGTAGTTCGTGGCGTACACGTGGGCCTTCGCGCGCAGCGCTGTCTTACGCTCGGCCGCGGTGCCTGTGATGCTGACCACCTTGAGCCCACTCAAGTGCTGCCACTTCTCGACCTCGGTGGTCCACACGTCGCGCGCCACGCGCAGAGGGCCGAGCACCAGGGTAGGTCTGTCGTCGCCCACCACGTTGTAGAAGGCATCCAGCACAGTCAGCGTGAGCGAGGTCTTGCCGAGGCCCATCCCCGCGTAGAGGTTGCCCCTGGCGTTGCTCTGGAGGAAGTCCCAGACGAGCGGCGCGAAGGGTCGCGGCTGGTAGACCTTCACTGGTACGCCCAGACGAACCCGCCACACGTCTTGCGCTCGCCTCGACACGCCCGCGCCACGCTGCGTTCTTTCAGCCCAAGAGCCTTCGCCGCTGCGCGGACACTTTTGAAGGCCATCGACTTGCCCTTGTCGAACAAAACGCACGGCCGAGAACTGTCTCGCAGAGTGCTGGTGTGAGGCGCCCGGCCGAGTTCGCGGTAGGCGTGCAGGTGGTTCTCTGAGTGGGTGGCCCACTCCAAATTGCTCACCGCGTTGTTGGTTTTGTCGCCGTCCTTGTGGTTCACCGTGGGCTTGTTCTCGTGGTTCGGCAGATAGGCCTCGGCCACCAGCCGGTGGATCAGGCGTTGGTCCTTCTTGCCCTTGCCGCCGGCTACGGTGAGCGCGACGAACAGATACCCAAGCGGATGGCGCTGCGGTTTGAGATAGTGCTTGGCCAAGTGCGACCACACCTCGCCCGAAGCGCTCACTGAGTAGCGTCCTTCATGCCCGCGGATCAACGCAAGATAGGTGCTCATCGCAGCAACTCCTCAACGCCTTCGACGCTGTCGATCACCACCACCCGCTGGCCCATCTTGCGCATGCGTTCGTGCTCCCGCAACTGGTGGGCCGCGGGCTTGACGCCGGGGGCTTTGAGTTCGACCCAGACGGTGGCGGCCGCGCGCCTCTCGACGGTGAAATCGTTGTAGCCGGGGACGCACTTTTCCCGAGCCCTGAACGGCAGCATCACCAGTCGATCCGGCGCCCCGCGGCGGCCGATCCACTGGACCTTCCGCACCTCGCCGCCCAGCGCCTTCACGCGCTTGACCAGGTGCTTCTCGATGTCGCGCTCGTTGAGCCTGATCTTCCGTCCGAGCAGGTTGACGTCAGCGCTCACGGCAACACCCACGCCAGCGCGCCGGCCAAAACCGCGCCACCGAAGGCGGTCCACTTGAGGGCCCAGAACAGGCCATAGAAGAATGCGAAGTTGTCGTCTTCGTCGACGGGGTCGAACGGGTCGTTGTTCATGGTCAGAATCCTTGTGCGGCCAGGTAGCCGAGGAGGAGGGCGAGCGCCAGGGCGGCGCTCCAGTTGAGCAGGTGGCGGGTCACAGGCGGTGGCCCTTCAGCAGCGGGCTGATCTCGTCCAGCGCGCGGAAGCGGGGGCCGGGCCAGGCCGGGCAGACGGTGATCTTGGTCTCGGGCGTGATCACGCCGGGCCCTGGAGGGGCCTTGCCGCCTGACCAGACAGGGGTGTAGGTGCCCCGGTTCCCCTGCACGCCCACTCGGCGGGTGCGGTCCGCGTGCGTGCGGAAGCCCTCCGCGTGCTCCTTGCTGCCGAAGTAGCGCACGTGCTTGTGGCCGAGGTGAACGGAGTGCAGCTTGCCGGCGTTCACCAGCTTGACCGCTTTGTGGCTGGCCTGGGCAGAGGTGAACCCCGCGGTCTCGATCTCGGGGTCGAGGCTGCGGAAGCCCGTGCGGCTGGCGGCCAGCTTGAGAAGCAGGTCACCCAGAGGGGACGGGGGGAAAGTCTTGCGTTTGGCCATGATCGGGTTCCTTTCAGATGGTGCAGCAACCGCAGCACGGTGCGTCCTCGCACCGGCCGTTCTTGTTGCGGTAGAAGGTGCCGCCGCTGGTGCGGATGACGTGGGCGACGTAGGTGCTGTTGGCCTTCTGGATCAGCACGGTGCGCTTGGTGGCGCGGTCGTACTGGATCAGGTCGCCCGGCGCGATGGCGGCGCCGGTGTCGGCACAGGTGCCGGCGTAGCGGGCGGTCATCTCGCGGGGGCCGTAGCCCTCGTCGTTCTCGCGCCGGCGGGCGCCGCCGACGCCGCGGTAGGGGGTGGTGTAGTAACCCATGTTGCTCTCCAGTTGCGTTGCGATGGAAAGACTTTAGCACATGCTAAAGGTTCACAACCCCGGGCAAACCCTAACCCCGCCGGGCGTCGCGCCGGCGGCAGTTCTCGGACCCGGTCACCAGTTCCAGGTGGTCAGGGTTGCAGCACCACTGCTCACCGCAGAGGTGGTCGAGCTCGAGGCCGCTGGCCGAGTGTTCCTTGTAGGCCAGGAACAGGTCGTCGGGCGTGCGGGCGCCCGACTCCAGCCAGATGTAGAGCAGCAGATGGGCCTTCAGCGTGGCGTTCTTGCCCAGGCCGGGCACGTGCAGGTCGATGATCCCGTAGCCCTCGCGGTCCGGCCTGGCGGTCCAGCGCCAGCACTGCTGCCCGTTGTCGGGCTCGCTGGTGTTGGCCACCAGGCGCTCCCACAGGCTGGCGTAGGGGCTGCGGGGCACGTCAGTGCGTTTTCTCGTTCGCAGCCTCGGGCGCGGCCGCCGGGAACCGCTTCATGCAGGCCAGCATCAGGCTGAGGTTCAGCATGTTCTCGGCCGGGAAGTGCCAGGCCGGGCGGGTGAACTTGACGCCCTGCAGACCCATCGGGTGTGGCACCTCGAGGGCTTCGTCGGGGTCCTGGTCTTGGGTCTGGCAGAACAGGCGGGCGGCGGCCTCGAGGGGCGCCAGGTGGGTGAAGTCGAACACGGGTCAGTCCTTTTTGGGTTGTGCGGAAGCTGCGCTGGGGCAGTTCTGGCCGCGCCACGCGTCCATTTGGTCGGCCAATTGGTTGGCCTCTTTCAACTTGGCCGTTTCGTGGCGGCCGAAGGCCATCGTCGCCCAGTGGCGTACGGCCATCGCGGCCAGGGGGTCTTTGGCGCGCAGCACGAAGATGGGTTCTTCGGGGCCCGCCTTGTTCAGGCAGCTGGTGGGGGCCCACAGTTCGTCACGTTTGATCACGGTTCAGTCCTTTCGATAGCGAGTAGCTTCAAAGCCGGCAGCTGCCAGCGGGATGCCGGCCGCCCAGGGCGGCACAGCGGCGAGCAACGACGCGAGACCCTCGTGGGTGAACTCGTCGGTGTCGGGGGTCTCGGTCAGCAGTTCGTCGTGCACGCTCAGCACGATCTCGTAGCCGGCGTCCTCGATGGGCTGCATGTTGGCGGCCATGATGTCGCGGGCGAAGGCCTGGGTGCAGTTCTCGATCAGCTTGCCCCCGTAGGTCTTCACCCGCTTCCACTGGCGGGTGTACTGGTCGACGCCCATGTAGCTGATCTGGCCCTTGTCATCGACCTCGGGCTGGGTGTAGCACAGGTAGCGGCCCGACGGCAGGCGGATGCGCAGCCAGGCGCCATCCACCCGCGCGCGCAGGTGCTGCCCGATGCTGAAGGTCTCGCCGGGGCGGGCGATGGCCTGGCAGACCCCGTCGTCCGCCGCGTTCCACAGCGCCTCCGTGTTGGAGTGCGCGGCGCGCCACATCAGGACCAGCGCCTCGCAAGCGGTCCAGACGTGGTCGCTCAGCCCCAGCGTGCTGCGCTTCTTTTTCTTGAACCAGGCCAGCATCTCGCGGGCCTTCTCGAGCCACTCGGGCGGGGCACTGGCGTGCACCGCATCGGCCAGCGCCTCCAGGTTCAGACCGTAGACGACCGCGAAGGTGATGAAGGCGGCCACGCCACCGCCATACCCCAGACCCAGTTCCATGACCTTGCCGATCTGGCGCATCAGCTTGTCGACCTGGTCGGGGCTGATGTTGAAGGCGCGGGCGTAGGCCAGCTTGTAGAGGTCGGCGCCGATACCCTGGTCGAACTCGGCGAAGGCCTTCAGCTTCCAGCGCTCCCCGGCCAGGTAGGCCAGCCCGCGGCCTTCGATGTTGGACAGGTCGGCGATGCACAGCTTCTCGCCTGGCGGGGCCACGATGCACCCGCGCACCGCGTTGGTGGTGAGGCGCATCACGTCGCCCAGGACGTCGGCCACGCCGGCCTTCAGCGCGTCGATGCCGACGGCGATCTCGTCGGCCTCCATGTCGGGCCGTGGCATGTTCTGGGGCTGGAACAGGCGGCCGGCCCACCGTGCCGTGCGCTGGGCGCCGGCGAACTGCATGGTGTTGCGGAGGCGCCCGTCGGCCGAGACCGCGCGCACCAGACTGTTGTACTTGGCGGTGCTGGTCTTGGTGGACTCGAGCCGGATGGCCAGCAGCAGCTTGACCGGGTCGGGCAGTTCCGGGTCCTCCATCCGGCGGCGCAGCGTGTCGGCGCGCATGTCGGGCAGCGAGACCCCGTACTCGGCCAGGATGTAGACCAGCAACTGGTCGCGGCGGCTGGCGCTGGTGAGCACGCCGTCGGTGGCCTCGATCAGGTCTTCCTTCAGTCCGGCCTGGGCTTCCTTTACGGCGGCGATGGCGGCATGCGCCAGGTCCACGTCGACCGCGAAACCACGATCATTAATTCGCTGGTCAAGGTGCCAGAGGGCGAGTTCGGGATGACCTTGACGGTAGTTCCATTGGGGTAGACCGCGGTCGATGGCGCGCATGGCCACGATGTCCTGCCGTGAGTAAGCAAGGAACTCGGCCCACTCGTTGTGGTGTGTTTCACGGGTGGCTCTCCGCAGCTTGTGGTTCTTCGGGCGCGGCTTGCAGAACAGCTGGATCAGTTCCTTGCCGCGCTTGTCCTTGGCCTGATCCTCCTCGAGACCCAGCACCCTGCCGACCTTCTCGAGCGAGCCGGGCAGGCCGTGGGCCAGCGCCTTCACCATCGTGTCGCGCCAGCGTTCGGGCGGGATGTCCAGTCCCCAGCAGTGGCGCAGCAGGGTGCGGTCGAACGCGCTGTTTTGGGCGACGATCTCGACGGTGGGGTCTTGCAGCAGGTCGTACAGCGGCTGCATCGGGTTGCTGCGGTAAAACCCGTCCAACGCTGTGCAGTCCAGCACCGACGGATCGCCGTCGTCGACGGCCCACTGCGCAACGGTGATCTCGGTGCTGGGGTGCTCAGCGTAGGCGTGGGTGCCGGCCTTGAACAGGTCGCACTCGCTGAAGGTCTCGCAGTCGAAGTAGAGGGTGGTCACGTCGTTCCAAAGTTAGGTAGGTGGTCCGTTTTCTCCGCATCAGGAACCCAGCTATGGCTTGCCCCCTGACTGGGTGGTGATCGGCGACTGCGGGCTAGAAGCTATGCGGGGCCAGCGGTGTCGCGTATGCGGAGACTTGTTACCTCGGGGACCAGGCGAAGACTGGAATGTCAGGGCCCGCTTGTAGGGTGGGGGCGGCGGCGACCAGGGGGTCACCTCAGCGGCTGCGCCTATTGACCGCCCCCGTAGAACTCACTGGAAGTCGTCGGCGTCCGTGCCTTCGGCCACGTCGAACCCGTCAGCGCTCGGGGTGCTGGCGCTGAACGCGTCGCCGTCGCGCCAGAACTGCACCGCACTGAAGCTGGCGCGCAGGCCCGCGTTGGCGCCGCCCTGGGCGTAGATCGACACCTTCGCGTTGACGTAGCACCCGGCGTACGGCTTGCCTGCGTCCTCGCCCAGCGGCGCCTTGTTGGCGTCGATGATCAGGGGCGGGGGCTGGGTGCCGACCTTGGTCTTCTGCTGGCGGTGCGTGGTCAGCGCCCAGAGTCCCGCGTACCCGTCGTAGCGCGGCTCACCGTTGACCTCGCCGTCCAGGTAGCAGAACTTCTGGCTGTTGCCGGCGTACTGCGCCAGGGTGGCGTTGGCCTTGGCCTTGAAGACCTCGTTGGCCTCGGCCTGGAGGGCCGCGCGGATGGCCTTGTCGTTGGCGCTGCCCGGCACGATCAGGAACGTGGCAGACCAGCGGGGCTTGCCGTCGCCGGTCTCGTATTCGGCCGGGGTCCAGAGGCGGGGGAAGGACAGGCGGACGTCCTTGAGCATGATGTCGGTAGACATGGTGTGAATCCTTTCAGTTGGCGGGTCAGGAGAAATCGTCGGCCGCGCTGGCGAACTCGTCGAGCACGGGGGTGATGACCAGGGGCGGTCGGGGGTCGGACAGCGGGGCCACGTGGGGCTTGCCCTGCTTCCGGGTGATCAGCGGCTGCAGCTTCTGCCACTGGCGGGGGCCGATGGCGGGGGCCGGCTGGCCTTCCTTCGGGGGGATGATCTTGCCGGCCTTGTCGAACTTCGGCGCCAGCTTCTCGGCGGTGGTCGGGCTGATCAGACTGAGGTCGTACATCTCCTCGGCCTTCAGGCGCATGCCCTTCAGTGCATCCTCCGCGGCCTTCTCGTCGGCCCAGCTGCGGGCGCCCATCTTGCCCTGGACGACCTTGTAGCCGGGCACGGTCTCGCCGGCCAGCAGACGGCGCTCGACCTCGGCGCGGACGGCCTTGCACCAGTCCTCGATCAGGTCGACCTTGGAGAGCAGCGCGGACAGCCACTGAACGGTTTGGTCGGCCGGCTGAACCTCGATGTCGGTGATGCTGGCGAACTCGTCAGGCGTCGCCGCCTTCACGTCAATCGTGCCGCCGAATGGCCCCTCGAGCACCTCATCCCGCAACGCCGGGCACGTGGCCTTGGCTTTGCAGAACCGGCACTGCTCCTCGCCTGGGGTCAGGTAGGCGCCATGCCAGTCGTCCGCGCTGGTGTCCAGCTGTTCAGCATTGCGGCAGGTGTTCACCGCCGACCGTGCCGGCCCGTAGCCCCAGGCCTCGAGTTCCCCGACCGACAGGTCGTACTCGCTCGGCTTGACGCTGGTGCGCGGCTGGCTGATCACCAGGCGCACACGCTCGATGTCGGCGATGTCCTTCACCTCGGCCAGGATGCCCAGGCCGTACAGGGCCAGCTGGGGGTTGGGGTTGCGCTTGCGAGCGATCAGCGCGGGGTTGCCGTCGCCGATGCCGAAGTCCAGCGTCAGATCCGCCCCAGCCGACACCTCGACGCCCATGCCGTACTTGAAGTCGATGGGGATCAGTTCGTTGCCCAGGATCACCGCCACGTCGAGGGTGCCGAAGGCCTCCTCGTCGGGCACGCCCAGGTAGCTGCCGAAGTGCACGCGGCGGTCGACCAGCAGGATGCCGCCCTGGGCCACCAGGTCGTTCACGTAGTCGACGGTGACCTGCACGTGACGGGCCATGTCGTCGTCGACCGTGAACGTCATGCCGTCGGCTTCGATGCCGCAGCTGAGGTAGTGCGAGGCCGGCACGCTGTTGTTCAAGCACCAGGTCAGCAGCGTGTGCGCGGCCGTGCCCTCGGCCGCGTAGCTGGAGGTGGTGCGCGGCGCGCCGGCCTGCAGCACCTTGCTGCCGGGGCAGAGCATGATTTGCTTGAACCCCGAGGGGCTCCATTCAGAGTGCTGCATGTCAGTAGGCCTTCACGTAGCCGGCCGGCTTGCCCGCGTGGCTGCGGGCCGCCCGGGCGGCGTGGTTGATGGAGCCCTTGCCGCGGGTCTTGCTGGTGCGGCGGGGGTGTTGCCGATGGAGGGCTGCGCGGCTGGGCTGCGCGGCTGGGCTGCGGGCCATCATCAGGAGGCCGGTGGCCGCCAGGATGGATGCGAGGTTGCGGCCGAACATCTCAGCCCTCCAGCGCGGCGTTGATCAGCGGGAACACCTCGGCCAGCTTGTCGTCGGGCACGTCCTTCACGCCCTTGGCGTTGAACCCGGCCAGGATCTCGATGATCTTGGCCTTGTCCTTCAGCGCCAGGGCGACCGCGGCCTTGCTGACGTCAGCCCGGGCGGGCGCAGAGTTGGCAGTTGCAGCCTGGCCCGTGGAGGGCTGGGGTGCCGGCGCGGTGGTGCTCGTGGCGGGCGCAGCGGCCTGCTCGGCAGTAGGCTCGGAAGGGGCAGTCTTCGCAGGCGCGGCCGCCTTCTCGGCCTTGGGCTTTCCCGCCGGCGCGGCGGCATCCTTCGTGGTCTCGGTCAGCTTCGGGGCGGCCGCCACGTTGGCGCTGGCGTTGCTGGCGATGAACGCGGTGAAGCGCTCGAGTTCGGCATGGGTGCCGATGGTGACGGTGGCTTTGATCGGGAACATTGCTGTGGGTCCTTCAGGTGGGTGGGTGGGGGTGGTCAGTCGGCCTTGCGGGTGATGTAGTCGCCGAGGGTCTTGTCTTCGCCGGTGCGGCCCAGGGCCGCCAGTTCTTCCAAGCCCAGCTGCGTGCTGGCGCGGTCCTCGGACTGGTCCCGGCCGGTGGCGTGGAAGCCGGCGGTGGGCGGGAAGGTCTTGAAGTGGGTGCCCGTGGCGGGCGGGTTGGCCTCCAGGGCAGCGTAGTGGCCGTCGCACAGCGCGTCAGCGCTGCCGAAGGTCTCGATGCTGACCAGGGCCAGGCCCTCGTACTTGGCCAGGACGTAGCGGCCCTGGGCCTGGAAGTTCTTGATGGCGGCCTCGAAGGCCTCGGCGTTCAGCTTGTTGATGGTGTTCAGGTCGTGCATGGCACTCTTTCGTGGGTTGGGGTTGTGGACTTTAGCGGATGCGAAAACGTGGTGTCAAGCGCTGGCGATCAGGTAGCCGAGCGCCACGCCGATGGCGATGGCCAGCAGGATGTCGCGCAGGCGGCTGCGGCGGGGTTGGAGGTAGAGGGGGCGCATGGTCAACGTGACAGCCGGCTGATGGCCACTTCGATCAGCAAACGGTACTCGTGTTGTGTGGCTTCGTCGTGCTGCGCCTGGCTGCGCTCAATGAAACGGTCGACCGACCCGCAAAAACAGCCACGCGTCAGCAGCACTTGGCCGTCTTTGTCGAGGCACGCGGTCAAGGTTGCGTGGTCGGTTCCGACACCGGTGAACCAGACGATTTTGGTGTGTGCAGAGACCTGGGCGTTGCCGTAGACCCAGGCGTCGCCGTAGACCCAGGCGTCGCCGTAGACCTGGGCGTTGCCGGAGACCTGGGCGTTGCTGTAGACCCAGGCGTTGCCGGAGACCCAGGCGCCGCCGTAGACCTGGGCGTTGCCGTAGACCTGGGCGTTGCCGGAGACCTGGGCGTTGCCGTAGACCCAGGCGTTGCCGGAGACCCAGGCGCCGCCGTAGACCCAGGCGCCGCCGTAGACCTGGGCGTTGCCGTAGACCTGGGCGTTGCCGTAGACCTGGGCGTTGCCGGAGACCTGGGCGTTGCCGTAGACCTGGGCGTTGCCGGAGACCTGGGCGTTGCCGTAGACCTGGGCGTTGCCGTAGACCCAGGCGTTGCCGTAGACCTGGGCAAGGTTGGCTTCGGCTTCGATGTAGCCGCCAAGGTCACCGGGCGCGACGCCAAACACCGCGATGGCGGCCAGCGCGCGAATGCGCTTTACGGTGCGGCCGGGGGCGATGACCTTCTCGTCACCGGGGACAAATTCGTACTTCATGGTTTCAGACCTCTTGAGGTTGGGCCAGGGTGGCGCCGTCGGGCATCAGGAAAAGGGCGGGGTTGAAGGGGCCCCAGCTGTCGTCCTGGTCGATGGTGGCGCCGAGCATCACGCCCTTGTTGCGGGTCGGCTTCCAGCAGGCGATGCACTCCTGGTTCAGGGCGGCGGCCACCTGGCGGACGTCTCCGTGCACGCCCCCGCCTTCGTGCTCCACCGTGGCCACGAGGGTGGGCTCGGTGGCGGAGTGGTGCACCACTCCGGCCACGAGGCCGAACCCGTGCTTGCGCAGGGTCCGGGAAGCGTGCAGCGCGCTGGCAGGGGTCACCTGGGTGTGGATGCCCTTCAGGCCGATGTTCAGGATCAGTTGCATGGGGTGCTCCAGGTAAGTTGTCGATGTAGAGACTGTAGCAGATGCGAAAACGCCGTGTCTAGGGGCAAACCCTAACCCCGCCATGCCGGTGGTCAAAATCTTTCCGGCCAGCTAAGATCGCCGCCCTCTGCCACCCACCTGAACCCCATGAAAACGAAGCACCCCACCACCGCCCTGAAACTCTGGATGCGCGAGGCCACCGCCACCGAGCAGGACCGCCTGGCCAAGGCTGGCAACACCACCCGAGGCCAGCTTTACCAGGTCTCGGGCGGCTTCCGCAAGTTCCGCCCAGGCAAGGCCATCGCCATCGAGCGCCAGGCCGCCGAGATGCACAAGGAGAGCGGGGGCCGCCTCCCGATGGTCTACCGCACCGACCTGGCGGCCGAGTGCGCCGGCTGCGAGTTCGCCAAGAAGTGCCTCGGGCCGGTGGCACTGCGTGCGGACTTCCCGATGGTCGAGGACGACACCCAACTCTGAGCGGGCCATGAACACCGTGAGCATTGAACACGTGGCCCACATCACCTGCCCCGACGCCTTGCGCGACCTGCCGGGGTGGCTGATCTGGCGGTACGAACCCAACGACAACCCGGGCGGCAAGCCCAGAAAGGTGCCCTACTATGCGAACGGAGGACGACGTGCGGGCGTGCAAGGCAGGCCTGAAGACCGTGAAGCGCTCACGTCATTTGACGCTGCCCGTGCTGCTGCTGCTCGCCGCGGCTTCGACGGTGTTGGCCTTGCCCCTCTGGCTGACTTTGGTGTCGTGGCGCTGGACTTCGACAACTGCGTCACCGGCGGCGCCATCCACCCAGACGTCCTGGACCTGCTCAGCACCAGCTACGCCGAGTTCAGCCCCAGCGGCAACGGCATCCGCGCCTTTTTCCGGGGGCAGCTGGGGAATCTGAAGGCGCACGGGGAGCCGTTCGGGTTCGAGACCTTCTCCAGCAAGGGGTTCGTCACCTTCACCGGCAACGTCCTGCCCAGCGTCGAGATCCTGGGCAACGAGAACGAGATCGCGCCGGTGGACGCCCCGGTGCTGGCGCTGGTGGCCAAGCGCTTCAAGCGCGAGCTTGAGATCAAGGACGGGCCGGCCAACAGCGACACCCCGCCCCTGGGCCTGACGCCCGCCCAGATCGACCAGGCCCTCGAGGTGCTGCCGTCGGACCTGGACTACGACACCTGGGTCCAGGTGGGCATGGCGCTGCACCACGAGACCGGCGGCACCGGGTTCGAGATCTGGGACGCCTGGAGCCAGCGGTCCAGCAAGTACACCGAGCGCGAGTACGGCATGGCCCGGTGGAACTCGTTCGGGCGGGGCGACGGCAAGATCGTGACCGCGCGCAGCCTGGTGCGTCTGGCCAACGAGCACGGGGCCCACATCGACCTGAACTTGGCCTCGGCCGATGAGTTCGACGCCATCGGCGACGCACCCACAACTGCCACAGACACCCACGATGTGGAGAAACGTGTGCGGTTCCAGCCGGTCAGCGTGGCCGAGTTCGCCAACCGCCCGCCGCCCAGCTGGATCATCAAGGGGGTGCTGCCGAAGGCCGAACTGGTCGTGCTGTACGGTGAGTCGGGCTCGGGCAAGAGCTTCATGGCCCTCCAGCTTGCCGGCGCCATCGCCCGGGGGGTGGAGTGGCGGGGCTGCCGCGTCAAGCAGGGTAGGGTGGTCTACATCGCTGCCGAGGGCGCTGGTGGCTTCCGCAACCGGTGCGTGGCCTACGCCCAGGCCGAGGGCATCGAGTTGTCCGACCTGCCGCTGGACATCATCGCGGACGCGCCGAACCTCCTGCTCAAGGACGACGCGAAGGACGTGGCCAAGGCCATCGGCAAGGCCGACGTCGTGGTGGTGGACACCTGGGCCCAGGTCACGCCAGGCGGCAACGAGAACGCGGGCGAAGACATGGGCAAGGCCTTGAGCCATTGCAAGGGCATCAAGCGGGCCACCGGGGCGGTGGTGCTGCTGGTGCACCACTCGGGCAAGGACGCCAGCAAGGGGGCCCGGGGCTGGTCAGGCCTGCGCGCGGCCGCTGACGCTGAGCTTGAGGTGGTGCGCTCACCAGGCGGCCGGATGATGCGCACCGCCAAGCAAAAGGACGGGGCCGACGACCTCCAGTGGGGGTTTGCGCTCGAGACCGTCCAGCTGGGGGTGGACGAGGACATGGACCCCATCACCAGCTGCATCGTGGTCGATGCTGAGGTGCCCACCGCCCGGGTGCTGAAGGTGATGGGGCCCAAGGAGGCCATCGTCAACGAGGTGATCCAGGAGATGGCCAAGGCCCAGACCAAGGGCATCGAGGTCACCGCGGTCATCAACGAGGCGGTGAAGAAGATGGAGCCGCCCAAGGACGGCAAGCGCGACACCCGCAAGCAGCACGCTCGGCGGGCCCTTGAGTCGCTCTGCAACGGGGACGACGCGCCCTACTGGCTTGATGCTGAGACCAACACCCTGGAGGTACTTTGAAATGAGCACAGACAAACTCGCGCTCAACGACTTTGGCGAACCCATGATGGCTTGTCCGAACTGCGCAAGCACCCGTGTCGCAGTCACTGCGGAGCAAATGTTCATGGCGAACACCGGCGAGCACTACTGCCACAGCGTCAAGGCCCACGACAGCGATGCGAAGGCAACCTGCTTGGACTGCCGCTGGGAAGGGCAACGCCAAAACCTGAAAGGCGCGACATGAGCACTGTGAACACCAACGAAACAGAACGCGATACCCCATATGACCGCGCCTGTCGAGAACCGCGCGACAACTGTCCGACCGAGGGGGCTCAAGTTGACTTGCCTGTTGGGCGGCTGGAGCCGGAGCGCGCTGCATTCGTGGCGTGGCTGCGGCTGAGCCCCGACTACCGCGACGAATACTGGAAGCAAGACATCACGATGGGCGAGCACGACGCCGCGCTCGGGGCCTGGCTGCACCAGCAGCGCCGCATTGATGCGCTGCGCGCCGCTGTGGCCGCGTTGCTGAAGTGCCCGAGCGGCGAATACTGCGACGCCTACCCGGCTGCGCTGAAGCTGGCGCAGGACGCCATGAGGTACACGGCATGAAGCCGACCAAGGCACAAGACCGAGCACTCTCGTTCATCCGCCAGGCCGGAGCCGTGCGCATTGACGCCTACGGCTGCCTCGTGCGCGACGACGGCGAAAAGACCAACGCCAGCGGCGCAACGACCGCTGCGCGGCTGGTGGCGCTGGGTCTGCTCGCGGGCCGGGGCGGGCTGCTGATGTTGACGGAGGCAGGGCTACGCCACGCACTGCCAACGTGGCCCAGCAAAGAAGCGGCATAACGTGGAGTTCAGCGGCCGTACTAGGTCCGCTGGAACGCAGGGTTAGGCCTGCGGACTTGGAGATACGAAATGGACGAACGAGACGCCAAGGCGCAAGGCCTTGAAGTGCACCGCCGAGACATGGCATTCGTGCGCGGCTACGTGACGTGCACGACCTGCGCGTGCAACTACCACTGCGCAGACGACAGGCCGGGAAACCGGGTGCCGACCTACTGCCAGCGCTACGGCGTTCACATTGACCCTGCGGCAACGGACGCGAACATTCTGCGCGCCGAAGCCTGCGACCAGTGGGTGCATGAGGCGCTGGACAGAAACATGGTGGTGCACCCGGACCACGCCTACCGCTACGACAAGTGGCAAGAGAAATGAGCAGGCCTAACCCGCAGTTGACCCGCGCGAGCGTCGGGTCGAACAGCCGTTAGGCGCAATTTTTTGCAAAGTCAAACGCGATGAACACGCAAAAAACTACTGCACCACGTGCACCACGCTGCACCACGGCATGGTGGTGCACGTAAAACATTGCACGTTTGCACCGCACCGCACCGTCTGTCTAGAAGACGGTGCAGGTGGTGCAACGGTGCAGGCAACTTGAGGTGCGAGCATGCAAGAAATCGCAGGACTGGAGAGACCCACCATGAGCGTGCAGAAAAAAGCACACAGGCTGGTAGCGGTCAACGACCGAGGCCTGCGGATCGGGGAGACCCACCCGCGGGCAGTGCTCGATGACCACGAGGTGGACCTGCTGCTGGAACTGCGGGCCGAGGGGTACAGCTACCGGTGGCTGGGGGAGAAGTTCGACATCCACTACACCCACGCCAGGCGCATCTGCCTGGGCCACGCGCGGGGCCAGCTGGCCGAGCGCTTCAAGCGTAGCCCTACCCGTTGACCGCTGAGTAAAGTCGCGGTCATGTCCCACACCCTGTTCCCCTGGCAGCCGGCGTTCCTGGCCGCCCTCCGCGAGATGCCGGTGGTGCAGCACGCCTGCAACACCGTCGGCATCGAGCGCAGCACCGCCTACCGCGCCCGCCTGGCTGACGAGGCCTTCGCCAAGGCCTGGGAGGAGGCGATGGAGGCCGGGGTGGACCGCGCGGAGCAGGAAGCCTTCAGGCGTGGCGTGGTGGGCTTCCACGAGCCGGTAGTCCACCAGGGACAGCTGCAGTTCACCTACGAGCGGTACGTGGACGAGGGCGGCAAGGAAGCCTTCCGCAAGCGCCTTGACGAGAACGGCCAGCCGATCCCCCTCACCATACGCAAGCACAGCGACCCGATGCTGGCCTTGATCCTCAAGGGCCGGCGCAAGCAGGTCTACGCTGAGCGCACCGAGGTGACAGGCGCCGACGGCGGCCCCGTGGCCACCGACAACACGGTGCGCGCCACCCGCGTGGCCGCCCTGCTCGAGGCTGCGCGCAAGCGCAAAGAGGCCGAAGACTTCGGGTGAACGCCGCCCAGCTGCTGGAGCTTGAGGGCTACCTGACCCCGGCCGAGCGCAAGGAGTTGTACGCGCTGCTGGACCAGGACATGGCCGAGAAGCCTTGGGCGCCACTGGCCGGCCCCCAGACGATGGCCTACGAGTCCGAGGCCGACGTGGTGGGGTTCGGCGGCGCCGCGGGCGGGGGCAAGACCGACCTGGCCTGTGGCAAGGCACTGAACCAGCACCAGGTCGTCCAGATCTTCCGACGCGAGGGCACCGAACTCAACGCGATCATCGACCGCCTGGAGGGCGTGCTCGGCCACCGCGAGGGGCTGGGCGGCAAGCCGCCGGTGTGGCGTGACCCGGGCGGCAGCTGCAGGCTCATAGAGTTCTGCTCAGTGCCCAACCTCGGCGACGAGCGCAAGTTCCAGGGGCGCGCCAAGGACCTGCTGGTGGTGGACGAGGCGGCCAACTTCCTGGAGCAGCAGGTGCGCTTCCTGATGGGCTGGGTCCGCACCACCGACCCGAACCAGAAGACGCAGACCCTGCTCACCTTCAACCCGCCCACCAACGCCGAGGGCCGGTGGGTGATCTCGTTCTTCGCGCCCTGGCTGGACAAGAAGTACAGCGGGCCGGGCGGCCGCGCGAAGCCTGGCGAACTGCGCTACGTGGCGGTGATCAACGGCAAGGACCTGTGGGTCAACGACCCCCGGCCCTTCGTCATGCAGGGCGAGCACCGCAACTACGACTTCGACCCCGCCGAGTACACCGGCGCGAAGCAGGTGCTGGTGGTGCGCCCGCAGTCGCGCACCTTCATCCCGTCACGCATCACCGACAACCCGTACCTGGTGGGGACCAACTACATGAGCACACTGCAGGCGCTGCCCGAACCCCTGCGCAGCCAGATGCTGTACGGTGACTTCGAGGCCGGCATGGAGGACGACGTCTGGCAGGTCATCCCCACCCGCTGGGTCGAGGCCGCCCAGGCCCGGTGGAAGGAGCGCACGCCCAAGGGTGAGATGCTGGCACTGGGCATGGACGTGGCGCGCGGCGGCCAAGACAGCACCGTGCTGGCGCCACGCCACAAGGCCGAGGGCCACGACCTGTGGTTCGACAGGCTGCAGGAGATCCAGGGCAAGGACACCGACGACGGCGACAAGGCGGCCGCGCACGCCCTGGTTGCGCGCCGCGACGACGCGCCGGTGCTGATCGACGTGATCGGGGTGGGTGCGTCGGCCTACGACAGCGTCAAGCGCTCGGGCGCCCAGGCCCTGGGCATCAACGTGTCGGAAAGCCCACGCAGGGCGACCGACAAGTCGGGACGGCTCACGTTCTTCAACCTGCGCACCGACCTGTGGTGGGGCTTCCGCGAACTGCTGGACCCGGTCAACGACACAGGCATCTGCCTGCCGCCCGACCAGGTGCTGCTGGCCGAACTGTGCGCGCCCCGCTTCAGCGTGTCGGGCAAGACCATCAAGGTGGAGTCGCGGGAGGAGATCGTGAAGCGTGTGGGGCGCAGCCCTGACCGCGCGACCGCGGTGATCCTGGCCGCCATCGACGTGCCTAAGGTGAAGACCGTGAACGACGTGCGCCTGCAGCGCCAGGTCATGCAGTACGACCCGTTCGAGCACCTGGACCCCCGCAACAGCCCGCTCGACTACAACCCGCTCGACCGCATGTAGCCTTGCGCGGGCTTGCCCCCAACACAATGCGGGCAATGTGCAGCATCGGCTCCAGTTCGACGGCAGGCGTGGGCGCTTCATCGGTCGGCGCCATCGGTGGTGGCTCCAGCATCGGTGGCGGCGCGGGTGGTGGCAGCACCATCCTGGGCGGTCGCCGCGTGGTCGGCGGGTCGCCGACGACTTCAATCCTTGGGGGCAATAGCAGCACACCCGCACCGCGGGCGCCGCGCGATCCCCGCCCGGGGCCGGGCGTGCCCCAGTATTGAGGACACTCACCGATGTGCAGTTCACCCAACATCCCGCCGCCCCCGCCCCCGCCCCAGGAAGCCAAGGCCCCTGACAGCGCGGACTCGCGGCGCAAGAAGAACCCGAACCTGCAGGGCGGCACCCTGCTGACCGGTGCCGGCGGCGTGCCGACCAGCGCCCTCCACACCGGCGGCAGCACGCTGCTCGGGGGCTGACCATGTGCGGCATCGCCAAGAAGCTGGACGCGCCTGGCGCCAACCAGATGGACAAGTTCTACGGTGACACCGGCATGGGCAAGGTCAACAGCAAGCTGAACCCGTTCGGCGCCTACCTGGTGACCGGCAACAAGGGCAAGCTGGACCCGCTCAACCTGAACAACGCGCCCGACGAGATCCCGGTCCCGCCGGCCGTGCAGGAAGCGAAGGACCCCGACTCGATGGCGCTGCGCCGCAAGGCCCGCGGCGGCAACGTGGGTGGCGGCACGCTGCTCACGTCACCGCGCGGCATCCAGCCCGGCCTGGTGAACACGGGCGGCACCACGCTGCTGGGTGGTTGATGGACCCGTTGAACACCCGCGCCCGACTGATGCGCCGGCAGGCGAGCCTCTGGACTGAGCGCTCGTCCTGGGACACGCACTGGCAAGACATCGCCACCTACCAGATGCCTCGGGGTGGGCGCTTCTTCACGTCCGACACCAACCGCGGCACGAAGAAGCACAACAACATCTACGACAACACGGCGATCTTCGCGCACCGCACGCTGGCCGCCGGCATGATGTCAGGCATGACCAGCCCCGCCAGGCCCTGGTTCCAGCTGGGCCTGCAGGACACCGACCTGATGGAGTCCGCCCCGGTCAAGCAGTGGCTGCACCAGGTGGGCGAGATCATGCGCGCCATCTTCTCGTCGTCGAACACGTACAACGTGCTGCACCAGTGCTACGAGGAACTGGGCGCCTTCGGCACCTGGGCCAACTTCGTGCAGCCCGACTTCGACAACGTGATCCACCACTTCCCCATGACGGTGGGCGAGTACGGCCTGTCGGTCAACGACAAGGGCGTGGTCGACACCTGCATGCGCCGCCTGCAGATGACGGTCGGCCAGATGGTGAAGGCGTTCGGCACCGACAACGTCAGCCCGGTGGTGAAGAACCTGTACGACCGCGGCACCCTGGACAGCTGGGTCCAGGTCTACCACATGGTGCAGCCGCGGGAGGAGTTCGACAACCGCAAGCGCGACAACAAGAACATGCCGTTCGCGTCGATCTACTTCGAGCCGGCCAGCGACAACTGGGAGCGCTTCCTGCGCGAGTCGGGTTTCAAGCGCTTCCCCGCGCTGTGCCCCCGCTGGGTCGTCACCGGCAACGACATCTACGGGCGCAGCCCCGGGATGGACTGCCTCGGCGACGTGAAGCAACTGCAGCTGGAGCAACTGCGCAAGGCCCAGGCCATTGACTACCAGGTCAACCCGCCCCTGCAGGTGCCGACCCAGTACAAGGACCAGGCCAACAAGCGCATGCCAGGCGGCGTGATGTTCGTGGACGCGTCAGGGCCTGGCGGCGGTGTGCGGTCGGCCTACGAGGTCAACCTCCGCCTGGACTACCTGCTGGCCGACATCCAGGACACCCGCGAGCGCATCCGCTCGGCCTACTACGCCGACCTGTTCCTGATGCTGGCCAACGACACCCGCAGCGGCACGACCGCCACGGAGATCGCCGAGCGCCACGAAGAGAAGCTGCTGATGCTGGGCCCGGTGCTCGAGCGCCTGCACAACGAACTGCTCAGCCCGCTGATCGACATCACGTTCGACCGGTGCGTGGAGGCCGGCATCCTGCCGCCCCCGCCCCCCGAGATCCACGAGCACGAGATCGAGATCGAGTTCATCAGCACGCTGGCGCAGGCCCAGCGCGCGGTGGCCGCCAGCGGGTCCGACCGCCTGCTCGGCACGGTCAGCAACCTCGTGGCCATCTGGCCTGAGATGAAGCACAAGATCGACGCCATGCAGGTGGTGGACGACTACGCCAAGATGTACGGGGTCAACCCGAAGATCATCAAGGACGACGACACCGCCAACCAGAGCATGGCCGTCGAGCAGCAGGCAGCGCAGGCTGCAGCTGCCGCCGAGGCCGCGCCGAAGCTGGCCGCCGGCGCCAAGGCCGCGAGCGAGATCGACCCCCAGAACCTCAACGACGTCATGGGTTCGCTCATGGGCTACCAGACCCCGACCCCGGGGCAGATGGGCGTATGAGCGACCCGCGCATCATCCGCACCACCGGCGGCCTGTTCGACCAGGCCACCGGCAAGTGGATCGGCGTGGTCGACGCCAACGGCCTGGAGCAGGTCGTGCTCACCCCGCAGCAGACCGCGGCGCTGACTGCGCCCGGCGCCCTCAGCGCGGTGACCTACGACTCGAGCAACCGCGCCATCGCCTGGACGATTGACGGGGTGGCCTACACCGCCAGCTACACAAGCACCACCATCACGGTGGCCGGCAGCGACGGCACGATCACCACCATCGCGCTCGACCCCGCCAACCGCATCACCGGAGTCCTGCCAGCATGAAGCAGAACGACACCAGCGCGCTGCGCCAGGCCACCATCCGCTACTGGTCGACCTTCTACCACGCGCGCCACGCGGTGGACGTGCAGCGCGTGCACGCGTTCCAGGCCCTGGTCCGCGACAACGAGGACATCAGCGTTGTCACCGACGACCAGGTCACCGAGGCCTACGGCGGCCGAGGCTGGGCACCAGCACCTGCCTGCTACGAGTGCGGCGCCCGCAGCGACGCCAACGTGGTGTTCGGTGGGGCCGGCGACATCTCGCTGTGCGCCGCCTGCATCGCGCAGGCCAGCGCGCTGACTGCGCCCGCGAAGACCGGCATCTTCACCCGACTTTTCCGCAAGGGAGCCTGACATGGCCACCAACTTCTCCACCGCACTGCGCACCGCTGTTGTCGCAGCCATCGTCACCCAGGCCGGCGCCAGCGCCAAGCTGAAGTTCTACAGCGGCACCCGCCCGTCGGGCGTGACCGCGGTGGGCGGCGGCACCACGCTGCTGGGCACGGTCACCCTGGGCGCTGCCATCGGCACGACGTCATCGGGCGCCATCGACTGGGACGAGGCCAGCGCCACCCAGAGCAACGGTTCCCACGTGTCGGGCACGCCCACCTTCGTGGACCTGGAGACAAGCACCGGCACCATCCTGTTCCGCACCGACCTCGGCTCGGGCAGCTGGACGTTCACGGGCTCCATCGCCACCGGCCAGAACATCACCCTGTCCAGCCTGGTCACGACGGCGGGCAACGCGTGATGGAAACGCCGGCCGGCCTCCGCATTCGGGTGGAGTGGGAGTGCGAGGAACTCGTGCGCCTCATCTTCAGCTGGCCGACGTTCAACGCCAAGACCCTGTTCAAGATCGGCCCCCACCTTCTAGCCTGACGTGGCCAGCGTTGTCACACCTCTCACCTACCGGGTAGCTTCGGGTCGGCAAGTGAACGCAGGCCGCTGGCCCGGCGGGCGCGTGGCCGGCGGCATCACGATGGCCGACATGGTGATGAGCGGGGGGTTTGAGGTTTATACCGGGGGGTTCGCCAGCGGCGCGGGCGCCGGCACGCTGGTGGGCGATGTGTGGACGCCCGGCAAAGACGGCAGCGGCATCGTCAACCAGGCCAGTTGGGACACGGTGCCCACGGGCAGATGGATCGAAGTCGCGGGCACGCGCATCGACACGCAACTGACCACTGCAGTGCAGGCTGTGTCCTCGGGGTGGAGTTCCGCGCAACTGTGGGGCAGCACTGGGGGCAACAGCCTGATGCAGTCGTGGTCCGGCTTCGCGGTGGACCAGTCGGGTGCGCGCTTCTGGTTCTTGGGAGGCGGCCACTCGGACGGCTACAACAACGGCCTCTATCGGTTCGACCTGTTCCGCATGCAGTGGGCCATCGAGTGCAAGCCCAGCGACCGCTCGGCCATGAGCGCGGGGTATCTGACCAACGGCTCAAGCACGAATCACCCGGACGCCACGGCTACCGCCGTCGCCAACTTCAACGCCAACAACGCATCCGGCACCCTCACCGGCACGCTGGTGCCTGCGCTGAATGGCCCCTTCTACGATGAAATTCCCGTAGACGGCAAGCCGACAGCGCGGCACACCTACCAAGGCCTTACCTACGCGCCGACCGTGGGTACATCGGGTTCGGTCTTCATGCACGTTCGGCGCCTGTGGCGCTTTGACATTGCTACCGGCACATGGATCTTCAAGCGCTTGGTGAATGACCAAGTGCGCAGCAACGGCACTCCAGCAGTGGCGGCGCCTGGCGCAACTGGGCTCATCGAAATCCACGGCGCTGAAGCCTCGTTCGCTGAGTGGGATGAGGTCAACAGCAAGGTGCTGTGCAGTGCCAGCGGATCGGCGGGCTACGGTGCATATGCCTACAACTGGACGACGCAGGCGTGGGGCGCTTGGACCGGAAGCTATGCGCTGAACTATGGCGATGCTGCGCACGTTCGCGTCGGGCGCAAGCTGGTTTCCTTCAAGCCGCCCACCACCGACTACGCACCTGTCATCGGCCGGTACTGGGTGTACGACATGGACACCGGCAGCACAACCCAGGCTGACGTGCAGTTTGCTGGCGGCTTGGGCCTGTCTGACTTCCAACCTTCAGGCGCCTTCTACGACGGAGCTGCGATGGTCTATGTGCCAACGCTGAACCGCTACTGGGTCTGCACGCGCAAGTCTGACAACACCATGTTCTGGGTGCAGCTGGACCCGACAACGACGCCGTGGACGCTCTCCCCGCTGACCTTTGCCAACACGCAGCCGGTGACTGAGCGGCTGATCCTGGGCCGAGCGCACTGGATGGAGTCCCTGCAGGCTGTCGTGGTCTGGGACCACTGCTTTGCCAACGCATTCATCTACAAGGTTTGAAATGGCCGACCAAGACTACGAAGAAGTCCATGCTGGCGCGGGCATCTTCTTTCGCCGCTCAAAGCGCGAAGGCATGAGCATCGACAAGCCCGTGCTGGGCCACCGGCACAACTTCGATCACGTTACCTTTGTGACGCGTGGGCGCATTGAGGTTTCGCTGCTTGAGGCCGATGAGGTCAACGCCTACGGGCACCCGCTGAACGCCCGCGTGGTCGAGTCGCGCGTCATCAGCGCCGACGACGACTGCAACTGGTTCTTGGTGTTGAAAGGCAAGTTCCACATGCTCAAAGCGCTGGAGGAAGGCTCGCGCTACCAGTGCACCTACGCGGCCCAGTTGCCGCAGTCGATCACCGAGCACATGCAAGGAGCACGCAAGCAAGAGCCGCTGATGAAGCGCGACGAAAACGGCGTGCTCTGGTATCGCGCCAACCCGCACATCGTGGAAACGTCCGAATGGGCCGAGGCCTACCGATGAGAGCAACCCGCGTGCAACTGGTGGACATGACCCCGCGTTGGGGCCTGGTCACAGTCATGGCTGAAGACACGTCCATCGTGAGGCAGTACCAGATCACCGGCGATGACGTGGCCGCCATCCAAGCCGGTGGGAACCCGCCAGGCTGCACCGCCGATGAATGGGCTTCCGGCCGCGTACTGGTGCAGGGCCGCCCGTGTCTGCCCGGCATGGGCGTGGCGAACCCTGACGGCTACCTGATGGTGAACTACGGCGTGGAAGAAGTGGCCGGGCGCATCGACGCGCGGGTCATGCGCATCCCGCCCAACGAATGGGCGTTGATTGACGGCGTTGTCCACATTGACAACGCAGTAGCCGACGAAATGGGGTTCTGAAATGGCAGTCGCACTCGTCGGGTCTGCTGGCGGCAACGGACTCAACACCACCATCAACTTCAGCTACACGGTAGGGTCCGGAACAAACCGCCTATTGATGCTGGGTGCATGGTCTGCCTCCACGATCAATTCGGCAAGCTACAACAGCGTGTCAATGACGGCGGTGGGAAGCGTTGGAAGCGCCAAAGCGTTTGCGCTGGTGGCGCCTGCAAGCGGCTCAAATACAGTTTCAGTCACGCTGTCAGCGTACAACGGGCTGCGCTGGCGTGCCGACGACTACACCGACGTGGACCAAACAACGCCGACAGGAACGGCGGTAACGAACACAGGTAGCAGCAGCAATGCGCCGACAACCGGGTCCGTCACGGTCCCGGCCAATGGAATCGCGTGGGGCTTTACACACCACAACTACAGCACAGCTTTGACGGCGAGCGCAGGAACGCTGGTCGGAGCTTCCACAGCGTTCGGTTCATCTTGGGCGGTGTCCAACCGCACCACCACCGGGCCGCTATCGTGGACAGCAAGTTCTGGCGGCGTGTGGGATGCCATCGGGGTGCCGATCAACGCCGCGGCAGTACCCGCTGCGGTTACCGGCAACTTCGACATCGCCGACCTCGTGCACAGCGGCACCTTCGCCACCGGTGCGCTGTCGCAGCTGGCCGGCGGCATCACGCTGGACGACTTCCTGAACTCGGGCTTCCTCGGCCTGGCGCCGGGGCGGGTCGACACCGCACCGTTCAAGAACTGGAGCGGCACGCTGCTGCCCGGCGTCACGGTGCCCAACGTGGTGTTCCTGAAGCTGGACCGGTCGAAGCCGCTGGACCTGGCCAACCAGACCACCGCGGGCGACGGGGTGATGACCATCACCAACGCCGCGCTGACCCCGGGCACCTACTACATCATGGTCAGCTTCGACGCGACCGGCGCCAACATTGGCGCAGAACTGGTGCTGGCAGCGTGAGCCGCAGCTACCGCTACGGTGGCACCCCACCGATCACGGGCTACCACTATGGGCACGGCGGCCTGGGTGTGCTCGGGTCGGAGGTGCCTCCCGACGGTTACGACGGCGCCAGTCCGATCTACGCAGGCCTGGCGCTGCCGGCCGAGGCCAACGACGAGTTTCGCATCGTCATCCTCACGCAGCCGGTGCTGGGCTCGCTGTTCGTCTACGAGGACACCAGCTTCAACTTCACCGGCCCCGACGGCGTCCACACCTGGACCTACCGGGCCTACAAGAACGGCATCGCCTATGGCGACGGCACGATCACGCTGGTGATCGGCGAAGGCCTGGGCGGCACGCTGGCGATGGACGACTTCGTGCTTGCAGGCGGGTTCACTGGGGTGGACCCCACCGCCAACGTCATCGGGCGCCGCATCGGCCCGCGCGTGGGCCTGCGCGCGAACGGCGAACTGATCGTGCTGTTCTGAGCATGTAGCCTTGCTGCGCTACGCCCGCAACACAATGCGGCCAGCACATGAGTGATCCAACCGACGCGCTACTGCCAGACGACTCTGCGGCCGAATTGGCGGCCAAGGCGAACCTCCAGCAGAAGCAGCAAGTTGAGGATCTCAAGTGGTTGATGGCACACGCTCAAGGGCGTCGCATCGTCACCCGGATCTTTGAGTTCACCGGCATCCGCCGCACGTCGTTCCACACCAACGGGTCGACGTTTGCTCTCAACGAGGGCAAGAAGCAGGCGGGCCTGTGGCTCGAGGCTGAGGTTCTTGACGCGGCACCCGAGGCGTACTTGAAGCTCCTGAAGGAGTTCGCACGAAATGAGTGACCCGCAGGCAACCGGCACAGGAACCAACGACGCCGGGGAACCGCAAGACACGACGCTGCCGAACAACAGCGAAGGCGCACCGAACCCTGAAGCGAAACCCACCGAAGCGCCTGCACCTGGCGCCGACGCGGAAATCGTCTACGAGTTCGAACTGCCCGAAGGCGTCCAGTTCGCCGATGGCGAGGTGGACGAGTTCAAGAACGTCGCCAAGGACCTGAAGCTGCCGAAGGACGCAGCGCAGAAGATCGTGGACCTCGCCACCAAGCGTGAGCAAGCCCGGTCTGAAGCGTTCGCCACAACGGTGCGCGGTTGGGCCGAGGCAACGCAAGCGGACAAGGAACTGGGCAAGCCCGAGAACCTGGCGCTGGCGTTGAAGGCGGTCTCGACCTTTGGCTCGCCTGAACTGAAGGCGGTGCTGGACAGCAGCGGGCTGGGCAACCACCCCGAGGTCGTCCGCGCCTTCCTGAAGATCGGCAGGCAAATCAGCGAGGACAGCATTGTCGGCAAGGGTGATGGCGCCAACGCCCCCCGCGACACCGCTGAGATCCTCTATGGAACCCCGACCAAAACCTGACAAGGACACCTGACAAATGGCAACCCTCTCTACCAAGGCCGGCGCAGTCACACTGCTCGACTGGGCCAAGTCCATCGACCCCGAAGGCAAGACCGCGGCAGTGGTCGAGTTGCTCAACCAGAGCAACGAGATCCTGCTGGACATGCCCTTCATCGAATCCAACCTGCCGACCGGCCACCGCGCCGCGATCCGCACTGGTCTGCCGACCGCCATCTGGCGCAAGCTGTACCAGGGTGTGCCGGCCAGCAAGTCTCTGCGTGCGACTGTCGAAGACAGCGTCGGCATGCTGGAGACCCGCGCCGAAGTCGACAAGGACCTGGCCGACCTGAACGGCAACACCAACGACTTCCGCCTGTCGGAAGCCCAGGCGTTCCTGGAAGCGATGAACCAGACGATGGCCGACGCGGTCATCTACGGTGACTCCAGCCTGAACCCCGAGCGCTTCAACGGCCTGGCCGTGCGCTACAACACCATCAGCACGGGCACCTCCGAAGTGGCGAAGAACGTCATCTCGGCCGGCGGCTCGGGCAACTGCACCTCGGTGTGGCTGGTGGTGTGGGGCAAGAACACCATCACGGGCATCTTCCCGAAGGGTTCGAAGGCCGGTCTGCAGCACGACAACCTGGGCGAGTACGACGCGTTCGACGCCAGCAACAACCGCTACCGCGCGTACGGTGACCGCTGGCAGTGGAAGTGCGGTCTGCACGTGAAGGACTGGCGTTATGTGGTCCGCATCGCCAACATCTCGCTGACGGACCTGCTCGGCCAGTCGGGCACGCAGGCGAACACCGCGGCCACCTGGTTGCCGAAGCTGATGGTGAAGGCCCTGGCGCGCATCCCGTTCATGGGCATGGGCACCCCGGTCTTCTACGCCAGCCGTACCGTGAAGGAAATGCTGGCCGTCGGCGCCCTGGACAAGAGCCAGGCCGTGCTGTCCATCCAGGAAGCCTTCCAGCAGTACGGCAAGGTCGAGCCCGGCTTCGTGAGCAGCGGCGGCACCGTCAAGGTCCTGGGCGTCCCGGTTCGCACCGTGGACCGCATCCTGGAAACCGAGACCGCGCTGACCTGATGACGTGGGGCCTTCGGGCCCCACCTCAACGCACACCCTTCAAGGAGATCTTCCAATGTTTGTCGACACCCAAACCGAACTGTCGGACGCACAAGCGGTCACCGCCACTGCGATCTCGACCAACGTCATCGACCTGCAGTCCGCCCTGGGCGGCGGCACCAACATCGCCTACGGCAACACGCTGCTGGACATCGGCCAGGGCGGGGACGTGTACCTCGTCGTGACCACGCAGACCGCGATCACCGACACGGGCAGCGACGCCACGCTGACGGTGACCCTGGAAAGCGCGGCCGATGCTGCGCTGTCCAGTGGTCCGGTGGTGCACCTGTCCACTTCTGCGCTGGCCTTCGCCACCTACTCGGCGGCCGGCTCGCAGATCCTGGTGGCCAAGCTGCCCACCGCCGACTACAAGCGCTACCTGGGCGTGCGCTACACCGTGGCCGCGGGCCCGTTCCTGACGGGCAACATCGACGCCTTCATCACGAAGGACGTCCAGCGCGCCAAGATCTACAAGTCGGCGTTCACCGTCCAGTAAAGGGCTGACCGATGAGCAGCGTGCGCGTGGTGGCCCTCGAGCGGGGGCATGATGGTCGGGCCGTCCGCGAGCCCGGGGAAGAGTTCGATCTGGACCTGGCTGACCCCAGGTTCAAGGGCTCCAACTGGTTCGCGGAAGTCGGCAAGCCCCCCAAGCCCAAGCGGGTGGACCCCAACGCCGCGCCGCCCGGCGCCGGCCCGAAGAAGGGCTCGGCCCCGCCCGACATCAAGCCCGACGACGTGGCCTGATCCGACGACCCAAGGCCCGCCACGAGCGGGCCTTTTTCCTTGAGGTGAACCATGTCGATGGTGAGCATGAAGACCGGGGACGACGGCGACGCGCCGGCGGCCTACGACTGCTGCCCCTGCATCTACTTGAACGACGACCAGGTGGAGGCGCTCGGCATCAAGGGCATGCCCGCGCCCGGCGCCGTGTTCATGCTTCAGTGCAAGGCGGTGGTCACCCGCGTGAGC